ATTAAGGACTTAGCTGTACTAAATAATTTTTTCAATCAACCACTACAAAAGATCAACACAGTTTAGCACAAAGTCCCAACCTACCGTCTATTCAATTTTAAGCATTGCCATAGCCGTACGGTAGTAAAGCTATAGAATGCTTTTTCTAATTAAATTTTTCATAATTAAAAAAATTAATCATTTGCGACATTGCAAATGAGGTTCAAATATACGCATTAAAAATAAAATGGCAAAAAATCATGTAGCAAATAGTCGGGGAAATCCTTTTCAACAAGATGTCGTAGGCATTCTCCGTGCCTTAGGTCATGTGACCTATGATTTTAAATACCGTAAGTGTATGGAATAATTTTAAATTCTAAATTCATAGAATATGAAGCAGACATTAGAAGAAGCCGTAAATGAAATTGGAGGCGTACATCCTGACTGGGATAAAATAACTTGTTTTAGAATAGGATTTAAAGAAGGAGCCAGATGGCAGACAAAACAACTTCCGTGGGTATCAGTGAAAGAACGGTTGCCGGATGAAAATGAAGACATCATCATTCTATGTAAACATGGTGCGATTTTTAACGGTACATATAGCAACAATGTATGGTTTTGCATGGATGGTTATATCTATGATACGTACAAAGGTAACCCAATTTACTCTTCAATGAGTAGCATACCTCCGTCATGGGAACCGATAGCATGGATGCCAAAACCTAAATTTGAAGAATAATGAATATTGGAATTTTAGCCGTTGATAGCAATTTCCCCCAATTTAGCACTTATGAAGATCAGTGCTTACCACAAAGCAAGAGGCGATCAAGTGGAATGGTATAATCCACTATGTAAATATGATAAAGTATATGCAGCTAAAGTTTTCACTTTCACACCCGACTATAACTATTATATCAATGCTAACCAAATAGAAAAAGGTGGTACTGGATATGATATTGAAAAAGTTCTTCCAATTGAGGTTGATCGTCTTCAACCTGATTACTCGATCTACAATATTGACTCCAATTTGTCCTATGGATTTCTGACACGTGGGTGTCCCAATCGGTGTAAATGGTGTGTTGTTCCTAAAAAAGAAGGAAAAATCTCACCTTATATGGATATTGAGGAAATAACAGCCGGACGGAAGAAAGCTATCCTTATGGATAATAATATACTGGCCTCAAACTATGGCTTGCAGCAAATAGAGAAAATCATCAAACTGGGTATCAAAGTGGATTTTAATCAAGGACTGGATGCTCGTTTAATCACGGATGAAATCGCTCGGCTACTTGCAAAAGTAAAATGGATTAAACGTATTCGCTTTGGATGCGATACACCGGGACAGATTGCAGAAGTTGAACGTGCTTCCGCTTTAATAGACAAGTATGGATATAAAGGGGAATATTTCTTGTATTGCATCCTTATGGACTTTGAAGAATCGTTTGCGCGCGTCAACTACTGGAAATCTAAAAGCCGCCGTTTTCTTCCACATTGTCAACCCTTTCGTGATCTGAACAATCCACACCAAATTATTCCACAGTGGCAGAAAGACATGGCACATTGGGCTGATAGGAAGGAAATATACATGAGTTGCGACTTCAAAGACTTTTCACCAAGAAAAGGTTTTTTATGTAAGGAATACTTTAAAATATTGTGAGATGAAATTAAACAAAAAGACAGAGCGACTTATTAAACGTAGAGCCGCTGAATTTAAAAAATTATATGAAACTCCTAATCCCGAAGTAGATAAAATTATTTCTGAATTGAGAGCAGAAGCAACGAAACGTCCACAGAACATGAGTAAGGAAGAAGAAATTGCTTATATTCTGAAAAAGGCTGATGAAAATTGCGATCATATAGAAATTCGTAAAATCCTAAATGTAAGTAATACATGAATACATCTTTTGAACGATCTGCAAACGCTTCCGATGAATGGTACACACCACGAGAAATCATTGAAGCATTAGGTGAATTTGACCTTGATCCATGTGCTCCCATGCACCCTCTTTGGCCTACCGCAAAAATCATGTACAACAAGCAGGACAATGGTCTTATACAAAATTGGGGGGGCGAATTTGGCTTAACCCTCCGTACTCCAAACCGCTTATATGGCAGTTTGTAGAGAAATTGGCAGAACACGGCAACGGTATAGCACTACTTTTTAACCGGTGTGACAGCAATAAGTTTCAAGACATCATCTTCACGAAAGCAACCGGTATGATGTTTTTGAGGAATCGAATAAAATTCTTCCGTCCCGATGGAACACGTGGGGACAGCCCCGGTTGCGGTAGTGTTCTTATTGCATTTGGCCGGGAAAATGCCGAAATTTTAAGGAACTGCTCTTTACAAGGCAAATATGTTGAACTTAACAATGATAAATGATGAAAGTCTTATATTTACTCATGCTCATTGCCGGTCTTCTGTGGATCGGTGATTTCTCTATCACCTTAAAACCCTTTTCTGTATCTTTACCATGCTGGTATAAATCCGTTGGCATACTTCTATTTTGGCTGTCAATGACTATATATGTTTTAGGTGAGCATACCAAAGGCTATAAAGAAGGATTTGATACTGGAATTAAACAGTGCATTAAGATACTTGATAGAAATTGCCACTCTAAAGAAATAAATAATGATGAAACAGTACAGAATCAATAAAACGACTACCTTCGTAGAAGATAATTGCAGCGGAAACAGAGAGAAATACCTCCTTCTTGATTACAAAGTACAAGTTAAATTTGCAGGGATTTGGATAACAGTCAAGTCCTTTCATGATGAAGATGAAGAATACGCAAAGAACTGTGCGAATGAACTTCTTGAAAAACTTAACGAAAAGATTTGATTATGATTGAATTACAAGGAAAATTCGGCAAAGATTGTAAAATATTTACAAATGCAATAGAAAATGAAGCTATTGGAACGATACAAAACATTTTGAACAATCCGGTTACGACTGGTGTTCCGGTTCGTATTATGCCTGATACCCATCAGGGAGTAGATATAGTGATTGGATTCACCATGCCAGTTACAGATCGTGTCAACCCCAATCATATCGGAGTGGATATTGGTTGTGGAATGTTGTGTGTAGAAATTGAAAATGCAATAACAGAAGAGTCTTTCCCGGACATTAATCATGCAATCCGTTCCATCATACCTATGGGATTTGAGATTAACCAACAACCCTTATCCAAACAAGAAAAGGAAGATTTGTTTACCTTCTTATCTATCAGAATGGATCAGTTCTGCTCTAAATACCAACTAACCAAACCAGTTATTAATGAAGAATATGTATCACAACTTTGTAAGAAGGTGGGGATAAATGAAGGCACATTCTACAACTCTTTAGGTACATTAGGAGGTGGAAACCACTTTATAGAACTGGGGCGTGCCGAGTCAACCAATAATATATTTCTTACAATACATACCGGATCGCGCAACTTTGGTGTGAAGGTCTGTAAATACCATGCAGAAATAGCAAAATTTGATAAAAAGGCTTTTTCTAATGAAATTCAACGCTTGAAGTCCACTGTTGAGCCACAATTCATGCAAACTGAAATACTACGTTTGAAGGAAAAATTTGCCGAATATTCCGGGTATCTCACAAATGAAGCAATGCTCCACTATTTATGTGACATGGTGATCGCACAAGGATATGCCGCATTCAACCGCAAGTTGATTATACAGCGTATAATCAGAACTTTGAGCTGGAACGCTACAATATCCGTTGAGACAGTCCATAACTATATCAGCTTTGATGATATGATAATCCGTAAAGGGGCTATTGCCGCATACGCCAATGATTACGTTGTGATTCCTATGAATATGGCAGACGGTATTCTTCTTTGTCGTGGTAAGGGAAACAAAGACTGGAACTATTCTGCACCACATGGTGCAGGACGCTTATACTCCCGTTCCGAAGCTAAAGAAAGATTATCAATGGACGCATTCAAAACCCAAATGAGCAAAGTGTATTCCACTTCCGTATGTGAAGGGACATTGGATGAAAGTCCTATGGCATACAAAAATGTTCAGGAAATAAAAGAGCTTATAGAACCTACGGTAGAAATTATTGATACAATTGTGCCACTAATCAATATCAAAGCTGTATGATAGAAAAGACAGACTTCCCATATACTCTTGGCGGCTATGTTGAACAGCAAAATTATAAAGGTTTCGACATAGCCGTTTCCATTCGTAGATACAAAGGAATATCAGCTTATGTCATTTCCTCGGAGAAAAGGCTGATCCGTGAAGAATCTGCCACCTTTGCCGACAAAGAAGACATGTTCCGTTGGGGACGAGAAGCGGTTGACCGATATTTGGAACAGCAAGAACGTAGAAAAGAAGAAAATACGATCAAACGGGCAGACTATTATAAGAAGAAAGCTCGTGTGGCAGCATTGAAAGCCTTTAATGCCGCTATGTATTTCTCTGATATAAAGGACGGACTTTATGATAAGGCAAAAGGATTTTTTGAGTATGAACTGGATAAGGAACATGGAAAGATCAAATGAAAACACTTGATATTATACAAGGCTTTTGCGATCATGTTTTTCGTGATAAAAAAGGAAACCGCATCTTTCCCAATATTTTTGTCGGGAAATGGGAAGCTGACTTATTGGAAGTTACCCGGTCACGCCTGACTTATGAATATGAAGTAAAAGTAAGCAGATGTGATTTCCATAAGGATAAAAAGAAAAGTGATAAATATGGCAAGAACAAGTTTGATGTTGTCACTTCCGGCCAACGTACCAATTATTTTTATTATATAGTACCAAAAAGTTTGATAAAGCCCGATGAAGTCCCTGATTTTGCCGGGCTTATTTATGCTTATGAAGGATCAGTGCAATGTTATTCTCTTGAAAAGGGAAGGTATGCGGTAAAGAGAATTTTCTTTGAGGTAGTCAAGCCTGCCCAAAAAGTTTCTGACATGAAAGCGGATGATAATTTCATTCGTAAACTCGACTTATCCATGTACTATCGCTATCACCAAATGAGAAGAGATAATTACAAAAATAAGGAATAATATGGAATTAAGATTAGACCCTGAAATACCGGTCACACGGGTTGTCAACGGACATAATGTTTTCAATAAAGGCTATCACCACGGATTAAGAGGAAAAACCTATGAAGAATACTATGGCAAAGAGAGAGCTGTTGAAATAAGAAAAAGACACAGCGAGGCTTTGAAAGGACATAGATATTGGTCTAATGGAAACGCCCATGCCTTTGCGTGTATCGCAATCACTCCCGAAGGCAAATGGTATAGATTCGATTCAATAACCCAAGCCGCCCAAAAGCTAAATCTGAATTATGCCACAGTTCGCCGGTATATAAAACGAAAAATCAAGCCCCAAAATGGCTGGCAATGGTTTTTGGAGAAAGATAATAACTGGATAAAACATATTGATAATGGGAAAATTAAATGAGATCGCGCAGAAAGCTTATGAATGTGCCGTAAGACGTGGAAAGATTGATCCCGACAATGATAGCAACAACAATCTTCACCGCGATCTGCTTGAAGAAGTTGCCGAAGTCTTTGAGTGTACGGGTGAGAAATCTCCACATATTAAAGAGTATTTAGATGTAGAAGAAGAACTGGCAGATGTAATCATTGTTGCCCTAAGTACACTACATCATTTCAAATGTGACATTGATTCACTCATTGAAGCCAAAATGAATTATAATAAAAACAGAATGGATTGATATAGGAACCGGACAATTAATAAAGTTGATTGTTGAGACGTTTGTCCTTATCTTTGCACTACCATGTGTCTATAAAGATTTCATGAACTTATGGAAAGAAAAATAGGTGATATAAAAGACAAGAAGTTAAAAGCTGAAAATATCACACTGGCAGCAATATATAACATATTGTTCACCAATGACATAGTTTGTTCCTTAATTGTAGAAATGTTAAGTGAATTACGTAAATCAAGGCTTTGTCGTTTCCGCGTAAAGCAGCAAGGAAATAAACTGGAACAGTTGATGCTTCAATATGAAAAGAAAATCAATAAAATAGCTGGACACCGGGCTTTTTTCATGGCTGATGCTAACCAGTATATTGCAGATGAAGTACAACCTGATCTGCTTAAAATGGAATACTCCATTAAACTGGAATTTGACAAATGCCGGATTGAAAACAGTGCCTTACTTGCCAAAGTAGAACTTACAAGATGTATGGCAGAGCTTGCTTGTCTATCCCTTGACAAACGGATAGAAGAAGTCCGTCCATACAACAAAGAAGTAACCGGAATAACATATCTCCGGCTCACTGACACACTTAAAGTATTGGACGAACTTTCTGATATTTTATATAAGGGAGGGTATTGTGACCTCAATCAAAGTGATAATTGCAAAAGGGGGATGGCTATCATACAACGAAAACTTACTGATTGTGATATTATCAGCCGCGCAATCAATGAGTCAGACAAGTTAAATCCGGCTGGGGATGATGAATAAAAATGGCAAAATATCGTATAGGAATATCCGAGAATCTATTAGGAGACAAACGCTATCAGTGTCAGATTAAAAGATTTGGCATTTGGTGGAATGATGAAAGTTTCAGCACTAAAGAAAGAATGTTAGATTATGCCCGTAAACTTGAAAAGGCCGGGCATATAGTGTTTAACTATTTATAAGCGAACAATGAAATTAGAAGGAAAAATTATTGTGGCACAACCGATACAATCGGGTGTCTTAAAAAATGGTAACAACTGGCAAAGACAAGATTTCGTTTTGGAAATTCCCGGCCAATACCCTAAAAAAGTCGCTTTTTCAGTAATGAATAGCAATATTCAGAATTTTGGATTAGCAGTCGGGCAAGACGTTGATATTGAAATAGATATTAATGCGAATGAATGGCAAGGAAAATGGTTTAACTCCATTACTTGCTGGAAAGCAACACTCCGTAATCCAGGACAGCCTACCGCAGCGCAACAGCCCCAAACTTATTATCAGGGGGCATCATCCACCGCGGCACCCGTACAAACTGCCATACCTCAACCGCCAGTGGATTTTGGGGAACAAAAAGACGATTTGCCTTTCTAAAGAAAAAGGAGAAGGGAGCATTTCGGCTCCCTTCTTATTAATTAATGTTCCACCTTTACAATTTCATTATAAACGATTTTGCTTCGTGGGTTATGATTGACTATCGTTTGTTTATACCCCTTTGTCCCCCATCTCCACCATAGGAACCTGTGTTTATATATCCGGCTTATCGCACTTGAAAGACTGTCTCTCACTTCATAAGTAAATGTGCTGTCAGGAATATTTGCATAAAAATCCACCCATTTATCTGAATAATTGAAACAGCTGTCTTTCAGAACAAATACAATACTGTCTTTAGTGACAACTTTTGTGGTTGTGATATATTCGACTTCTTTTGGACGCAGATTCAATTCTTTTATTAGTTTTGCATCCGCACTCCGCAGCTCTTTCAATTCTTCTATGTTAAGCCGTAAAACATGGTTTTCAACCACATTTAGACTATCCCTAATCTTATATTCTTCAAGCCCAGTACAGAGACTTTTCATATTATCTGAAAGTCGGGCACTTTCCTTCTTCTCTTCCTGCCACAACCGGTACATCAAAAAGGTTGCCGCAAGGAGTAACACAAAGATTACTCCTATACCTATCTTCAATCTCATAATCAATCTGTATATACATTTTTACCAACTTCCGCAATAACTACCCATGCACCATTACAGAAACCATATATCTTACCGTCATTCTCCGGCATTTCAGGTATTGTATTAAGTTTTGTTTCATTGGCAGTGGCTTTGCTAAGAGCTGTTTGAGCTGTACTTTTTGCAGCATCAGCCGTTGTTTGTGCGGTCACGGCCTTTCCATCAGTAACAGCCAACATTCCAGTCAGAGTTTTTTCATTGGTTACTCCTGCAAGGAAGGTTTCAATTTCATTGAAGGTGTCAATGGCCGTAGTCGCATCAACAGTACCAACCAATTCATCCAAAGCGGTCTTCACCGCATTTATGGACTGTTCCAGTTGGGACTCTGCCAGTTGAGCACGTCCGCTTTCTGCTAAAATATCCGATTTGCTCGCACTGCTGCTACCATCAGAACTTTCCAAAAATGAAGATGAAATAGGAAGTTCATTACATCCTACCATAACATATTGTCCGGCTATCAACCCGTCGACATTCATATCACAGAACTCTCCAACCCCAAGTGCTGTTTTGTAAGGTACATAATCCTTTCCATTAGAGCTTTTGTACACAACAACTCTGTTGTTTGCTGCATCTCCAAAATTGATGCTAATAGCAAATTTCCCAGTAGATAACTGTATAGGTTGGCTTTCGTACCAATCCTCTTCTTTAAGAGTAAAATTCAAGTTTGCCATATCTTCTATGTGTTTATATGTTTGTTTCCTATATCAACTCCCAACCTTTCCTTACCTCATCCATGTTTGCAGGAACACCATTCTCAACATAACTCATTGCAGCCACCACCGCAATAAGTTGTTCCCGGTTGTTTCTGTTCAGAATTGTATGACGAGATATGCCTGAACGCTTTTCGACTGTGGCAATATACACTTCAGTATTGTTCTCACATGGCGGTGCCCATCGCATAATAACATCTTCAAGTTCATTGGCCGTGCCGTCTTTGTCAGTATCATACTTATTAAGAATATAAGTTTGAAGAGTTTTAAAAGCAGCACGATAACCGTATGCCATAGTTTTAAACTGAAAGAAACTTTTATCTGTCTGTGTTGCAGACAACCCCTGCCATTTCGTATTATTTCTCCGTATATTTAACGGATTATTATTCCGTAGTCCCCGTGTCATTTTTATCCTCCTTTTCTTTTTGTGTTTCAAACAATATTTGTGCGGCCAGTCGTGCTATATCGTCCTTATTCTCAATGATTATACTCATGGTCTTTTCCGCTTTCCGAAGCTCGGCCTTTTCCCATGATTTCTCACGTACCGATTTGAACTCACAGAAAACGCAATAAACCGCCCATAACATAGCGAATACTGGAAATGGAATGACGATGCAACATATAAGGTCAATCATAACCAGTGTCAGAAACGGATTAAAATATTTCTTCGCTTTTGTCGCTGTCATTTTGTACTTCTTCGAGGTACGAAGTTCCCCACGCTGTTTGGCCTTCTGAATCCCCGAAATAAAATCTATCCCCATTGCGATTATGATAGCTGTCATACTTACCGCTATCAAAACCAAATGTAAAAACAAATGGTCGTGAATGAATGTTTCAATAATGTCGTTCATATCCTTTTGTGTTTGCGTTTATTATTTTTATTCCAATAGTAATTTGTTGATAGCATCAATAAAGGCTGGGGAACATAAACTTGCGTATTCCTTAATCATATTACACTCTTCATCGTTATACTCAATTTCTCCATTGGAGTTGAATATTTTAAATGCGAGGGCATGAGCCTCTATTCCCCTGCCAAGTTGATAAATGATATTGGCAAAATCCTTCTTGTAGTTCTCAACGGAACATCTCGTCTTATCAATATCAACAAATATCTCAATTCTTTCAAAATTTATCCTTTTCATAATCACTTCCAATCATTATCATTTGAAGCACCGAACATCAGTCCTCTTCCCAACCAGTCAGAGTTCGGTGACGGATACATAAAATCCACCAACTGCATACAATGGTGCATGGAACCGCCATTCAATGTTTGCTTTGTTCCATTCGCATATATCTGAACATTATTATAATTGTCATTTGCATTAACCACGAATATCCTTTGGGTGACGGCAAGACTCAAAAGATAACGGTAGGTTACATTCGATGTTATTCTAAATATAACCGTATCAACTGGAAAACCCGAAGTTTCACCGTTATAATCGTATCTTGGCGAATAGCAAGGAACTGTATAATAAGTTTCGTTAGCAGAGGAAGTCCCGGAAGTCAAAGGTATATAAGTACCGGTTTTATCAGCACCTTTTGTGTACACATAGGCATAGGAGCCGTAAACTACCATAATGCTTCTTTCCCTTGCGCCAAACACGCCTCTACACCATAAGTCAGAAGTGTAGAAACGTAATGACCGGTTATCCTTAGTACCTTGATGATACATATCACCATCAAACCACATTCTTCCATCACTTCCAAAGCTGATTCCTCCAACCGCATCACCAGCAGCATTCACGCAATTCAACCTTGTAAAAGAGCCTGATACACCTTTCAATGTACCTTCAAAAGTGCTGTCACCTGAAATAACCGCACCAGCCGCATAGAGTTTCCCTGCTATACTCACCTTATATGGCGCATCAGTCGGTGTTGTAGCTCCAACCCATAACGGATAGTCACCACCAACAAGACCTGCTGCAACCGTTTTATTATCGCCCTTCATTATCAAAAGCTGATTACCCTGCATGAACCGTAGAATAGCATTTTGAGCCATGATAAGCGGAGTGTACACTGGCACCAAAGAATTAAACTTCTGCCAATAAGTTGTATTTGTCACCGGAATGGAATCACTGGACGTATGAGTTTTCAGACATTTATACGCATTAAACGTATTAGCACCGGTAGTCACAATTGCAATATCCAAGTACCGGGTACCGGAAGTCAAAGCCTCGTCATTGCGATACTCTATGCCTTTAGCCCATTCGGATTGCCGGAGAATACAGCCTTGCAGCCCGTTTTTCCCCGGTTCCCCATTAGTACCGTCAATTCCATTTTTGGCCTTTCTTCGTATTAATATATGCCCTTGCGCCTCCATACCGGATTACTTCAATTTTGCTAATACTTCTTTTGCGATCTCCTTAGCCTTGATACGATAACTCTGATAATCAGTGTATTCTTTCAGATATTCGGCACGCTTACCTTCGTCAAGTTCCGAAGCCATATCACGTGCCATTTCCAAGTTGGCGAAAATGGCATCACGTTTATTCGCATCATAACGTTCCATGATAATGGCACTTACAATACTGTCATAATCATGTTCCCCTTCAACATCCACGTTTTCACAGACATACTGGTCTTCAACCACCACATCTTCCGAACCGGCCTTTTGAACAGCTTCTCTTCTCTCAAAGTCGAAGTAAATGCGTAGCAACGCACCTTCAACTACAAATTCAATACCAGTCGGCAGTTCTCCTACAAGAGTTCCATAACTTTTCATAAATTACCTCCATTTTTATAATTATTCTTCAAAATAATAAGCACTCTTCCCGTCACCTAACGAACGCCGCTTGACAATCACATTTTCCACTGGAAAAATCTTCTGACCGTTATTCTCCGCTTCGCGAGCCTGATCCAACACATCTTTCAGATTGTAACAGTTCGTTATGAATTTGCTACGTTGTCCGTTCTGTTCAAAAAGAACACAATATCTACCTTCACCTTGCTTTGTCTTCACATTCGTTTCAAAGTCCACCACTGTTATAGGGACATTGAGAATATCCATCAATCTTGTCTCTTTTACATCGAAGAACTTCTTTCCGTCCTTTGTTCTACCACTCTGTTTGATACCTTTATCTGCAAAACTCATATCATTATTTGTTATTGTTCTCCATAAATTCTTACAATCTCCCCACTTACACCAGCCCCAGTATGAAGCTCGTATCTCGCGGTTACGTTTCCGGCTTTTTATTCGTTTCACCTTTCGGGCAAAGTTCTTTTTCATATTTTTACGCATCCGAACATTATCTTTCGTGAAGCAATAGCCCAAAAAGTTAATCCTTCTTCCTCTTACTACGTTTTCGCTTTCTATGCTTTTTGTTCCCATTTTTTGTTTCTGTTCCTATCGGAGCAATACAACTGTTTGCTTTAACTACCAACCCAACTTTTGCACTTTCCCGTTCATACGCACGAATAAGAAACAACGCTTCGGCCTTAGAACGAGCCAGCATAACATTATCATCGCAATATCTATGCAGGCATTTGACACGATATTTCTCCTTCATTGTATGATCTATCCGGCTTGCCGCAAAATTCCCGATAGGTTGGCTTGTAAATGCTCCAATCGGAACACCTCTTCTTCCGTTCAACTTCATTCTCCAATACGTCAACTAACTCTGTTCCGCTGTCATACGATAAAACAGCTATCTCGATCAATTTAATAAATCGTTCATCTTTGAATTTCCTTCTCAATGCAGCAACAATAAGCTCATGAAGAATACTTTGATAGAACTTTTTGAAATCAGTCTTTACGAACCATTTGTATTCCGGGTACCGGTGAAGAAAACGTTTCATTCTCCTTACTCCAAAATGTAATCCCTTTCCCTTGATACACGCACTTGTATCATAAATCAAATTTCTATAAACATCTTCTTCAATCACCCTCATAATTGCATGGTGCAATATACGCCACGGGAAATATTTCTGTTTGACAATATCTCGAACCTTTCCTGCATCACTTTTTACTCTCATTACGCTATAATCCGGTGCCGGAAAATCCAATGTCAGGATCATCAACTGCAAAGCTCGGAGGTCTTCTTCCGGGTGTAGATTATGCCGCCTGATAAAGCGGTTTTTCTTAACCTTCCCATCTTGTGCTTCTTTGTCCGCTTCACGTAAATTATTTATCTCTGCTATACGTTCAAGAATATACCCGGCTCTTTTAGATTTCTTTCCACCGTTTGCTTCTATCCGTTTATTGTCAGCCTCTATCCTTTCCGCTATAATTCTATCAATTTCATTATGCGATAGACTCTTCCAATCAATATCACTTCTTCCAATATTCACTGCTGCTTTGTTTTAAAATTTACACCATACTTCCAATTTTGTCTTGTTCAGACTATTTTAATTATTCCGATAACTGCAAGCTGTTTTTACTTGCTTGAATAATTCGCCCGGAGCTTTCGAGAACCAACCTACTAACACCGCTTGTTGCCTTTCGCAAATTGGGCAACCTTTCCGCATTCTTGATTTTCTGACATCGTAACCAATTGATTACTACGTTGCAACGATATAAATCCTGCAAGGTCATGGCTCGGAGAACTCGCAGATTACTCTACGATAAATAAGTATGGCGAGAGCCGATATTCGCATTCGAGTTCGACCAATCGTTATTCGAGTTCGCATAAGCGAGGCCGCAATTCGCACCGTTATTCGCATTACCGCCCCAAAGAACCAGCTCTTGTTCCCCTCTGCCAACCGTCCACGCCTTTCGGCTTTCGTCCCGTTATCCGTTGCCGTAAAACGAGAAGGTGGACGGGTTTTAATTAATTGAAATTCAAAGAACTAATATTTCAAAATCTATTATGCAGCCATCAAAGATGCACCGCTAACAAATGTTAAATTCCCAAAATACGCAAGGCGAGAGCCGATATTCGCATACGAGTCCGACCAACCGTGATTCGAGATCGCATAAGCGAGGCCGCAATACGCACCGGCATACGCATCACCGCCCCAAAGAACCAGCTGCCCAGTAGTGTTTGCCCATGAATAATCAGCCCAATAAGAAGTGCTGTTTCCACCAATCTTTTTCGGGAAAATATCAAAATGCTCCCCAAGAATTATTTCCTGCACTTGACCGGAAGCTGTCTGACGGGTAGCTTGTCTGTATTCACCATTTGGATGCGCAGCTAATTCAGCAGTAGTCGGTAAACGGTTTCCTTTGTAAATGAAAATTTCCGTTCCACTTTGAGCACTATTGTTGGAACTACCGCAAAATACTCCTTGCAGAAATTCCCACTGCCACCCATAAGGATCTTCTATACCCATCATGTTCACCCGTGAACAATCCACTCCAGTATTACTTCCATTCACCACAGAAATAGCTATTTTGCCCCAATTGTCACCGAGACTCTTTGTTGCGCCAGTTTGCAATGCTGCCGCAGCAGCCCACAAGTCTTTACTGGAGCTACCACCCACACCATAACCAAGTTTGGCTTGAATATTGGTATCTCCGTACTGGGACAGCCCCAACATCATAATAAGCTTTCTCTGATCGTAATCGGTCAGTCCCCATTCCTTACCGTTCACTTGTGCAGCATTCCAAAATGCGTTGATTGTCTTGCTGCCTGCCGGTGCAACTCCTGAACGTGAAACAAGTGCGCTACCTGACATGGAGCCTTTGTATGCACCGATACAGTTATACATTCCACCATTTGCCCCACCAATAAACTCACCGCCAATAGGTAGCATCGAGAGCCATAAGACTGGTACACCACTTACACTGTCAGTCTGTACACGATAATACAAACGTGGCCCTATCCACATCACATGCCCTTTGGTTTCATCCACCGCAGTACCATCAGCAAACACCGCACTATTGGTAGGGGACATTTTAGCAGCCCTTCCATCATTCGTTACGAGATAACGGCCACAATACAACTTGTATTCTGTCCATGCGGCTGTATTACCTATCACACCATAGTTCGTGCTACTTTGGGTTGATTGTTTGATTGGAATCCCCCAAGCCACCTGCCTCAACATTTGTTCGTCACCATTATTAATAGCATTCATGAAGTTTTCCACGGTAATGCGTCTGACACTACCACCAACTTCCACCAATACTGTATTGGAACGCAGAATGGAGGTCACCAATGTTTCATTTCCTAATCCTTTAGTTGCCATAATATTATTTTGTTTTTATGTTAATTAAAATGACATTCTGCCAAAACATCAACATCATATTGAGTCCCGTTTCTGTCAGTTTCCGTTGTTGTTACAGATATAGAATTTGTTGTAGAATGTTTCAAACTCTTCCAGTTTTCCTTATCCATCACATCCATAGTCCACGATGCGGAAGTAGGAGTATAAGTTGACCCCGTAGTCATATTTACAATCTTGGCACTTACTGTAACGGGTTGTCCGGTATCAACCTCTTTGTTGGAAGAAGTTATATAACATACAATTTGAAATTCATCTGCCGTATCAATGATACGTACCCCGGCACGTGCTATCGGTTGTGAAGCACTTGAAGACTGATAAACTTCTGCTATGAATAACTGGGTACCGTCCACATCACCACGGGTAACAGTTACACTTTTCTGTCCGTTCTTATCAGTCCAAGCCGCCGTGTCCTTATACCATTTTATATAGTAATCGGTAATGGCATTGGCACCGGCATACAGCTTGGTAGTCAGAGTACAACTTGTTACTTTGCTTGTTAACTGTTCGGTACTTGCAAGAATAGCAAGATAGTAAGAGCTGGCTCCCATATTCTGAATGGCAATAGGCAGTTCCCCGGTCAAATTATACTCAACACCTGCCGTAGAAGCGACACATGAATAAGTCAATGTATCTCCTGCAATATTCGTTTTGCTTGCCAAGTTTCCGACAATTTTAATGGCACCGGTACTGGTATTCAAAGAGAATTTGCCCGTACTGTCTTTTTTCCAACCTCCACTTTCCGCACCGTTAAAATTTAAAGCCACTCCATTGTAAGCCCAACTATGACCAGACAAACTGACCGCCAACCCACGTGCCGAAGTTACTTTGGGTGTCCGTACCGGCTGATTCGCAGCTATACTCCAATCAGGAGAGACAGCCCCACTTTCTTCATCTACGGCCTGAAACAATGGAATGCCATTATTTTCAAAAGTCAGCATCAGGCTGTCATTGGAACGAAGACGTTTAATCGTGATGCTATTTTGGGCACTATAATTTTCTGCCATATTCCCAACCTCCTTCTGATATAATTTGATTCATGCTTGTATTAGTATAAACGATACCGTCCAACAACAGTATTCTATCTTCCAGTTCTCCATCAAGAGAAGGCAGGCACATTACCTCCTTTTCATTCAAGATGATGGATTCTCCCTTTACCAAGTGCCCCAACAACAGAACTCCGGCATCCAAAGCCTTTTCCTTATTTGCTACAACATACCTCATATCAATTATTTATATATATGTTCCCGTTACTGTCCGTATATTCATTTGTCCCATCAGTCAATACAGAGAAAGCCTTTTTTTGCTCGGCCTTAATGTACACGTCCAACCAATCGTCAAGATAAGTTTCACCAATACCGGTTCCATCCAACATTATCACAGTTTTTTCCCCCTCCTGCCATTGTACCCCGGTCTTATTTGCACTGTCCGTAAACCATACCATGCGGATAATCGGTGCCGGTATCGGCACAATTTCTCCATTCCACTGTACCATAGCTATATTCCTATGCAGGATTTCATCAGGATTGATGGAAGCCTGACTTGCCGGTATGCACGTAAATTTTGGATAAACACGATTGACGGAGAATTGCTGTCTTGCAACCTCCTTTCCACCAACCTTCACCAACAGCAAGTAATCCCCCTTCTCGACCAAACGCAAGTCCATTATCAGGCTGGTTAAGGACAAAGCCACTATTTCATGGTTTGCGGTAGTCAGCATTGTTTGACTTGATATGCTGTTCACCTGATAAAGTTCAATTGTATATCCGGTAGTTATTTTATTCACTCCCTTTGTTACCATAAGTGGAATGGTGCGCTCGTATGAATTTTCATCCAAAGCTGCATTCCTATTGGCCGTAGATGCGGAAATCAAATTGTTGGCTACCTTGTAATCATACAACAAAAGCTTGTCAAGAAATGGATTGTACTGGATTATCTGACTATCCCCAATAGACAAACCGTAGGTATCTTCACTCTTATCTACCGTTGTCAACATGATAGAGTCAGTCTTAACGGGAATATTCACCCCAAGCCGGGTATCAGCTATCAGACCTTCAAAATACAACTCAAAACTTTCACCCGGAGCCACATTTCTGCTTATGGTAATGGCACCGCGTGTATCTCCAACCGTATCTATACTGTACTTCCCATTCCATGAACTGATTGCAGAAATATTCTCTCCATTAGCAAACCAGTTCATTTCTGCCAACAAAGAATTAACATAAGGCATATCCCAGCTACCGTCAGCGGCATTCGCTATGACTTCCGGTAAAATCACCAGTGGAGTAACCCCACGGTCAGGATCATATTCATTTGCCACCGGATTATAGACCTGATTGGCCGGACTGTTCGGTGTCATTATCTTCAAGCTTACTGCAATCGTAAGCGGTTGAAACTCTTTTCTGATTCTTTTCTTTTCACTCTCTATCATATCGTCACAATTGCTTCTACTGATGCAGTATCATTTGTTGCCGTTATGGTAAACAAGGTACTTACCACTGTTACTGAATTATTTCCTAAATCACTAATTTCCTTTGTGTTATGTATCGTTATTGAACCGTTGAAATCCTTATGCTTGATATTCCAAGCTTCATCATCGGCGGTATCTCCACTATCCCTTCGGATAGCCCATTGTCTAACTGTGTCTGTAATATCCTCCCAACCTTTAAAGACCTTGCAAGTAATTTCCATTGATTCACCATAAGCAAGAAAATTGTCACCTTGCGTATCAATCTCAATGCGTACCGGTGCATCTATCTGTAACTGTTCGATTGTGCCGGTCATATAAATGTTATTCAGATAAGCAGAATAACCGGTCATATCCAACCCGAAGATGTTGAGATTGCTCAAATCCCCATCCTGCATTGCAACCATACTCTTTGTAAACTCCCAGTCATTTACCCCTACCAAGAAACGGCGGTATGTCCTCGTCTCATAAGCGGAAGTCTGGCGTTCCTTGTTTGTAAAGTTGCCATAAGCGACAAAATGCAAAGCCTCACACGGATGGAAAGAATATTGCCAACGATCAGAAACACCACGAAGCACATAGCGAAACCTTTTGTTTGTTCCGGCATCCAATATTTCTGTAATACGAAAATAGATTGTACAGAAACCGGCAAACATACGGTTGCCACGGCTATCATCTATATCAGATACCGCATTATTCCCCGGCGTTTCATAGTCATGGAAATACCCCATGCAAATATCATCCACAGCCACAGCACCTATTTCACCGTCTTGTAATTTCAAACTTATTGTCCCGGAACGTAGCAAGTTACCATCAGCATCATAATCAGGCTCAACACTCTCTATAATTCCAGCACCGGGAGAACGCCATTTGTCACCAAGCACAATTTCAGCACGGTTAAAACGCAATTCCGGCACCTCTAAAAACCTGCGTAACGTGAGACTTTCCATATACCCACGTCCCATGCTGTCTATTTTCGCCCCAAAGCCGGTCAAACCCTCTGCAAAACCGCTTGCACCAAAGATAGCACCGGCTAAGAAGCCGATAAGCCCAGCTGCCGTATCATTGTGGGTGCGCGAAAGAAAAAGCTGATTGCCCAGTGAACGGATGATAGACTGTATCTGTTGGGTATTCAAGCCACCGGTTCCCTGCCCACCACCTGCAATAGAGTCTATCTGATTTTGGATTTTTTCAAGCGATCCAACAGCCTTTTCCTCCCGAAGTGTCATAGTGTACTTCGGTATCATATCTTCTCCCTCTTTGATAATAAGGGTATCAATAATGATGCTGCCTTCAATACCAAGATCGCTATCAGTGAATAGCATCAAGTCCCCTTCTTTCAAAGTATCATGTATGCTTGCTTCCCCCCTTGCAACAGCCTCATCATGTTGGCGTGCCATGAAAATATCATCCACCTTCGGTTCATACGAATAGCGCACATAGTCATTCTTTGCAAGATATTTTTTCGCGGTAGCAAGCAACCGTTGTGAAGCGGCCTGAATATAAACGTCCGGCATATCAATATAAAGCAGGACAAACTTGTCACCGGACTTTATATTGTAATCCTTGTATGGGAAATATAATTTCAGACTTTCATCATATACACGGTTACAAGTCAGCACATATTTATTGCCCTTCTTCTCACATTTGGTTATTTCAAAATCCCGGCCACCACACATGCCGTTTTTCATGCTAATGGTGGCTGTTTCAGAAGTCAGGTAATCGTTTATATTGAAACCAACATCTTTTAGCGTTATTGTAAAAGGTGGGACATCTTCACCTTCCTTCAGGCTATCCATTGTACCATCATCTGTCAGTTGTTCGGCATCAGCCACTTCGTCAAGATTGCCATTATCCCCGGCATCCAATGATACATAAATACCTGCATCTTTCAACTGTTCGGCGGTCATACCTTCCATTGAAGGACATATTTCCTCCAAACCACCGGTACCGTCAAAATAAACACTCCCTTCCCGAATGCCAAGCACAGCAATATTCTTACTGTCAATATATGGATCAAGCGTTGTCTTAGGAAAATCAGGTAACATCAGATTTTCCACGGCCATGTTATTCGGCAAATAATTGGTAAGAGAACTGTTTGAGAGCTTATTATAATACCGGTTAGGCATATTTCTTGTACTACCGTATGCACGCAATCGCGTAATAATCTGTTGATCCGCATCGGCTGTACGTTGAATTTCGTACAAACCGTTTCCACGTCCATACTTGAAAATATTGCCCACAGCAATACCGGCAGTACCGATTGTTATTGTTCGGCCACGAATAACAAAGTTCGCACCAAATTTTGAATTGAACAACTCCAATGCACCCCATACCTTTATATTGTTCACATCAATGTTTACATTGGTAGTGCTCACATATTCAGGGTGTACGGCAACCGTCCATTTTTGTGCTCCGGTATATATACGGTCAAGATTTACTTGAACACGGTCTGCCAAATCTTGTATAGACGAAGCGAAGAAACTGAACTTAGGCAAAGAAGTGAAGTGTATCTGATTATCACTTTTCACATAATCAAGAAAATCACATCGCGTCAATTCATCTCCCGGCCAGTTGAACTTTACGTTATCATAGACAAACGCTTCTCCCGAAGTTTTTCTTGCCGCCTTTTTTAATGCCGTAGGATCATAGTTTATCTCAAACTTCTCACCACGGTACATAACATAGTCACCTATCTCAAAAAGAATGGGTACGGCACTTTTCAGAGTGCTTGTCACAAAACATGCACCCATCCATGTACCATTATACTCCAAACCTTTCAGTGTACAACGTACCGTATTGCCAGTTTTATCATAAACCTTCCATGCCATACAGCTATACTTTTTCAACCAATGCAACTATCTTTGTCGGTTCCGCAACACTATACGAGGGGATTATTTGAGTTCGAGGATCAGTTACTCTGAATTTTACCGGGAAGGTCAAGACTTCATCCATATTGGACTTATTAAATTCAAAATCTCCAACCTCCAGTAAGTAAAGTCCTTGCCGCCCGATACCCGTATGCGAGTTATATATTTTCAAGGTGGCACCGTCACCATTTTCTCCCGTGAGATAGTTTTGAAAGGCCATAATTTTATCGTATGCAGTACCCAAATCTCCCTTATAGCACATCTCGGCTTCCAAGTCGTATGCCTTTAATAGCAGCTTATCGGGTATGTAAGTATCTTCACCGTCTTCATCCGGCCAATCCCGTTTGGGTAAATCTTTCGTTTCCCCACCCGGCTTGAACGGAAATTCTGTGCACACAATTCCAAAATGCGCCAAGCTGTCTTTGACTGGAGCATTCTCGGTAGTTTTCTGCATCAAAATAGAATACGGTTCGTTCATATACATATATTAAAAAAGAGCTTGCCGCAGAGATATTTAGTCTCCACAACAAGCTCTATGGCCTTATACTTTAATCTTATTTCAACGCAAATATAATTGTATTTTCTATATAATCATAGAAAATAATGCCATAAAAGCATTTTTTAGTAGATTATTATACTCAACCCCTAACTTGCTTCCACGTGTATGTTGAAAAACATAAAAAATATCATTTGTCATAATTTTATTTATTAATACTTTTGCATTTAATTATAAAAGAGGTTATTATATGTTAGGAGTTTTAGTTTAATTGGTAGCATTGCTACTATCAATTTTAGAGTATTCTTGAATTATGATTATAGTTATACTTTATATAATGAATTTATTATTCAGTTTTTATGTGTAAAAAAATAATAGTCCCCTCCTTGATATTCTCCATTATTGAAAGTATCATTATCTGTTATGGAATAAATCATATTTCCAGCTCAATCTTTTTTTTGATATTATCTCTCATACCAATTCTTATTCTATGGGGATATGTGAATAACAAATGGAATGAAAAGAAAAGCTTTAGAAACTTTATATGGATAAGTTCTATATTGCTTTCCATATTATTTATTTTTGTGGGATTAGTACTAAATGAAAAGATACATAAATGCGAAATAAAGGAAGAATTAGAAAGAAGCCAGATTTATTATAAAGAAAAAAGGCGAGAGGAATTTATCGCAGATAGTTTACAAAAAGTCCAAGATAGTTTATATATTCTTAAGCAATCCAATATCCTCGCCCAAAGAGACGGCAAGAAAATCATGGGGAGTTTCTTTTGGGGTATGTCACATAAAGATTACAAATCAGTTTATTATAGAATTGAAAAAGAAACTAATGGCATAATTACAGTAAATGGCATTGATTTTAAGTTAGGGCATCCCACTTTTTACAAAAATCAACTTTGTGGATTTACTATCAAAACTGTACGTAAGTACAAACTGTATGATTATGACATAAATGTTTTCGACAAAGAAGATTATGAATACAACAAATATATACAAGATAAATCAACCATATACGATTATTTACTTAAACGATATGGGAAAAGTTTTGGAAACGAAAGTACCATACATATAGCTGCATGGCCTTTCTTATATAAAGCTATCAATTTCTACAAAGCTGATTATGAATCAGAACGTCAAGGAGCCGGGACGTTAATAACTTTTCATTTAGCTATTGATATATCACATCCTCAATTAATAGAATTATTAGAAAATGAAAAAGATAGTATCAGAAAACAAATAGAAAAAGAAAGAACAGAAAATATCGAACGTGAGAGACAGAAGAAAGCGAAATTCTCTGATGGACTATAATTTACAAATTAAATATACAAAATAAAAATGGAATTATATTCTAAATATAAAGATATTAGTGCGTCTTTTAACACTGACTACCATTAAATATTGAGCTAACATAATCTGGCTAATGTTTTCGCGTATAAATTATAATTAGGCTGGCTCCAAAGTCAGCCCAATTTATTTGTTATGTATTGAAAAGAATCGCAAATTACCTCTTGATTGTATAAGAACGGAATTACGTTCTTTTAGTTTTTCCTCTGTAATTAAGTTTTTTACGAATTGTTTAGTAGAATCGTTTCTGTATAGCGCACCATCTGTTTCTGCTGCCCACTATGTTTATTCCATTAACTTTACCGAAAAATGACGATTTAAAATTTGCTTATTACAGTATATTGTCAAAAACTCGATTCTTCTGAATTTTCAGAGAAATAAATAGTGAACGCTATGCTACTGGTATTAATTCACCCTTAATCAGCTTTATGGCTTTCTTTACGTCCCAACCGCTTTCGCATAATGCGATGATAAAACGTACACCTTTCGTAGTCCATACAGTATAAACATTTGTTCCTATCGAGCCATCCGAACGTGTGTACGTCTGTGTACGTGTAGAGTGTAGTCCCCAAGTAGAATAAGGAGTATGCAATAACCATTGTCCGCTTTGTCGGTAGATGACTCCGATTTCTTTCAGCTTCTTATGCAGCTTTTCGGCATCCATTCCTATCTGCTTGGCGACTTGTGTGCTCGTCTGGGTGTTTACACTCTGCAAGTGGTTATCATAATAGCTGACCTTCGGAGCGGCTTGAAGCAACTGCTCTTCTTGCAATGCGTTCTGTTGTTCAAGACGTTGCTTCTCTTCTCGCTCGTTCTTTAATTGTGTTGCAAGACTGATAACAAGGTCGGGATTGTTTATCATTTGCTCCAAAGTTGGCTGCATGGCGGTCATGCCATATTGAAGTAACTCTTTGATACGCTTATTACACCATATAGCAAATGATGGAGATAACCAACGGGCAAATTCCAATGCTACATCTTCGTGAAGCCATGTGCCTTGTTCGCTATTACCACCTTTAACTACTTGAATTAGTGCCGATATGGGAATATGCATATCGGCTGAAAGTGCTTCTGTGAACTCGGTAGTAGCTTTCAATCTAAGCCAATCCCCTACTAATTTACCAAACGGCTTTGCCATTTCTGTTGCATTTACCATTACATTATCATCTTTATAAAAAGTGATAGGGCTTCCATTATATTGAAAAATTTGATTTGTTTTCATATTATAAATTTAGATTTTACTTAACAAAGATTTCTCCCTTTTACGGGAAAGCTCACGCTTGTTTTCTTCAAGTTCTTCCCAACGATTAATAATTTTGGCTCGTAAGTTTGCATCATAACCACTTGCGAGAAGAAGGCAATCCTTTTTGGTGAGAATGTAACAAGACACTTCTTTGCTTCCACCGTTTGGCATAGGTTGAGGTCTTGATGATAATTCAAAACTGAATTGTCGTCTATCTTCCAGTTGTTCAAGGATATTGCGAATATCTCGCATTACATTTGAATGAGTTTTGCCCGTAATTTCTGCAATCTGCAAGGAGGTCATTGTTCTTTTTTTACCTTTTCCCTCATCAATAGGTATTAACTGATTAAAATTTTCCATATCTTTGCACTATAAAGTTAATGTTTTCCCCATCAGCGGCTCGGACATCTCCGCTTTTGGGGAATTATTTTGTCCGATCTTGTAGTAGGTAGGGAATCGAACCCCAATACGCCATTACTCGTACCTACTGAACCCTCCTTAATATAATAGTCACGCTTGACATAATAGTAAAGAGAAAGGGCAAATCCCGATGAAGCCTAATGTGGTTGTCTGCCTCAAAGAGAATGCCCTATAATATTTTACTCCAGTTCATGACAACCACGTAATGAACCTAATAGCATTGTTTCCGACACAAATATAGAAACGATATTTTCACCATACAACAACCTAAAAATCAATAAAATAAATTCGGTAAACATCAGTAACAAACGGTAAGAATCGGTAACTAAAAATAGTTATATTTACTCTAAAATTTAGACACAATATAAATAATGCACGTATCTACCGTATTGTGACGAGATGTTGGTTGCAATTTATGATACCGTTCAAATAATTTGGAAATATAAAATACTGTAAATAAATATATTGCAGAAAACGTGTTAGTCCCCATTCTTTTTATATCTTACCATAACATTGCCTTCGGATTCTATTTTACAGTTTCCACCATGAACATATACATAAACTTTAGCCACATCGCTTTGCCTTACATGTAGTTTAGCCCGATCATATACACTTACAAAAACTTTGGCACAATCCTCCACTTCAAGAGTCAATTCACTATCATGCCGCAAATGGAGAGTAACAACTGTAAATTTACCGAAAGAAAGTTTACCTGAACATTTACCGTTCAGTACATATACACCATTGTCGCCTCCGATTACTGGTTCATCAACAAAAATATGGTTTTGATGAAGCAGACTCCGGTCAAAATTGCCTTTTATATATTCCACCGTCGGATAATCGTGTTCAATACAAAAATCAATGCCCCGTATATACATTCCGATCAATTCTTGCTGGCTTTTATTGTTTTGCCAGTCACCTTGCCATTGTGTGCAGAGGCCATACGATACGGCATGACCTCTCAATTCACTATTCAATCTGTTCATAATCATATATTAAACTTGTTTACACCGTTTATATTCCTATGTAGTATATCCCTGATTTCTTCCACAAATTCCACATTCTTTGCTGTATTTATCTGTATCATTGTCAGTTGTTGTAATTGTGCTTGTGCTATTACATTATAGGCCGGGAACAATTCTTCAACCAATCTGCGCACATACTCCCGTTTAACACTCACGTCAGCCCGGATTGCATTTATATAAGAAGCCAAAAGGTTAGCGGTATTTTCAGTAACATTCTGTATGCCTTTAGATAAACCACTTCCACTGTCTTCTTCCTCTTCCTTCATACTGATACCATATTTCTTTTCCATATAGTTATTCAGTTTGTCAAGCATGGAATAGTAATCATCGGTTTTCTCACTTACCCCCATTAGATAGTCCGCAATACTTTCCAACTCCTTTTCGTCAAGAGAGAAATCCTTGCCGAAATAACCACTCATTCCATCCTCACCAAAAAGCATCTTTTGAAGCTGTTGCATGGCCGGTTCCAAAATACTTATTTTGAGAATGGAGTTCATAACATCACCCATAATGTCGGCAACCTTATTTTTGAAAGCTTCGGCACCATCCTCGCCTTTCTGCCATGCCTCATACAAGGCATCTCCCAACTGCGAAGCCCAGTCTTTCAAATTAATGCCATAAAGAGATTCAGCCGTTTCTTCGGCAAAATCCTTTATTTGCTGTTTCATCTCCGCAATCTGATTCTCATAATCAGCCACTTTGCTATCATCCGTCTTCTTCTTGTCAATTTCGGCTTGCCGCTGTTTCTCCAATTCTGAAAGTTGTTCTTGCATCAAGGCACGTTGATACCCGTATGCACCGCCTTCATCGTATGCCGAAACACGTTTTTGAAGTTTTTCCGCTTCCTGCTTATATTTCTGCAAAGACATCAAATCGAAGATGTTGATCTTCCCCTTATTGCGTATTGCCTCAATCTGATTATTTAATTGATTCAACCGGGTACGGTCATTTTCTGCATCTACAAGTTTTAGTTCCGTGCCACTGCCCAAGAAACGTTCAAGAATACCGTCAATCTGTTCGTATATATACTGCAACTGTTGAGCACGAAGTTTACTTTTTTCAATAGCCTTATCAAGCTTTTTGTCATGTGCTTGTGCTATCTTCCCAATCCAGTTTACAGCTTCACCGGCAGCGGCAGCAATACCACCAACTATTCCACCTTTGGCGAATCCCTGCCCGATATTGCTTATAGAAGACATGGCATCCTGCACATTACCCATCGTGTCGGCCATACCCTCATTGCCCAAAGCATCGAACATGGAAGACATCTGTCCTGCAAAATTGCCGACAAGATCAGCACTTTCAGCGGCACTTTCTCCTATGGCTGCAATCTTTTCTATGGTACCCTTTTCATCTTTATCTCCACTGGAGAATAAAGAACGAATATTTTTTATGAGAGTGGCAAACGGATTCTTCTGTAATCCGGCCTTATATAAGTCTTGTATGGCTTTCTTTAACTTCTCAATTTGAGAATATTCTCCTGAAACATCAATCCGTTTACCATTCTCATCCAAATACCAAGAAGTAAAAGCTGTTGGCTTTCCATTCTTGTTTTTAGTTACAGAAGCATTATCAATAATCTGTTGCGCATAATCGGATGCTTGCTGTATCTGTCCGTATGATTTATAGGTCTGATCTCCAAATATCTGTTCCCATACCGGAAGAAGTTCAAGCAGTTGTCCCCTTAGTTTTGCCAGTTCCTCCTTATATTCGGTAAAAAGAGCTTTCTGTCCGGGAGTCATGCCTTCAACATTCCCAACAAGTTCATTATTTTCACCAATGAAGGTGCCGGTTAAGGGAGCATATTTCTCGCTTAAGTCCCGTATCTTTTCAGCGATAGATTTGTATTTGTTGAGGGCAGTAACTTCTTTCAGCTTTACTTCCAAACTATCTTTTTCAATAGCTTCTTTAGCTTCCTTCCATGCACTGAAAAACTGTTTATACAAAACACTGTCTTTACCTCCAAGTGATTCTGTGGCCTCTTGTTCGGTGAAAGTCAAAGGTATATATACCCCTTTATCCTTCATTTTCTTAGTTACCTTTTCAGCTAATTCCTCGGATTTCTTCTCATATTCAGACAATGCTCCGAAAGCGTATAAAGAAGCATCCTTCTTACTTGCACCGGCATTGACAAGCTGCTTGTATATATCCCATTTCTTTGAAACATCAGACACGTACCTTTCAAGTTCCTTTGCGGCCTTATCCGAAGCTTCTTTCATAGCGTTGGCATCAATATCCGCAATGACTTTCCGTATGGAAACTTTCAAGTCCCTACGAACTTCGGTCTTATTGTCAAGCTGGTTAAGAATCTTATTCAATTCATCCCGATAATTCTCAATATCCACCAGTTCCTTCCCTCTAAACAAGGAGTCAAAAATGCCCGATTCTATAACCTTTTTGGCAGCTTCTTCTTTTCCAACAATATCAGTCCACTTCTTATATTCAGAATATGCGTCCTTTAGCAAGTTTACCCGTTCTTTCAACCTCTCGGCAAAGACATCCTTTTTGCTCTTATTCTTACTTGGATCAGTGAGAGAAAAACCGATTTCTTTAGCTCCTTTCTCACCGGATTGCATTGTGTCGAAAGCTTTTTTATAATCTGATACAATTTGCTTCTGCCAGTCAGGAAGTTTTGACAAGTCAATAGCTCCAATACCTGACAAATCTATTCCGGCTTTAATCAATACCGGCTTCAATTGATTTGTTGTCTCTTTAGCTTCCTTATACGCTTTTTGTATTCCTTCAATGATTTTCTCTGAATCCGTGGAAACCTTTATTTGGGCTTCAAATTGCCCATCTGTGGCTCCATTGAACTTTTTCTGCAAATCAGAAAAACTTTGACTGGCTTCTGTATATTCAGCATTAATCTTGATATTGAACTCATCTTCAAGAATCTTCCCATTAAAGAAGTCCCGCATATACTTCGGCATCTTCTCGAACGTGTCAAAGAAAGCACTTATGTCTAAACTGATGGCTATTCTTTGGGCATCACTCAAATTATTTAAATCCCAACCGGCAGCTCCCAATCTCGACTTGTACCCAGATAGGAAGTCTTTCATATCCGGCAATACATCTTCCATATAAATACGCTTAGAGTTTTTCCACGCTTTCCGCAATTGAAAAATATCATCTCTATATCCTCCAGTGAAAGGCAACTCATTATTCAGGCTGGCCAATGCTTTGGGGTATTCTTTGAGAATGGATAGCTGTTCTTTCAGCGGTTTACCCGAAGCGGCTTTGGCAAAATCATCATGTTTAGCTATAACTTTCTGCATGGCGGTGGAATACTCGATATAGCTGCCTGACATGCGGCCAATAATCTTGTTTACCCGTTCCTCCGCATCAATATAGTCATTGATATTTTCAAGAAAACTGTCATCAAAATAACCGTCAGTCGCTTCATTGGCATGTTCAGACGTACCTTTTATGTCATTAAGCAGCCTATAAGCCTCTTTTGTATCATTCAAAGCATTCCGAAGCAATATATATTGTTCTGCAAGGCTTTTTATACTATTTCCTTCATCATCAGTCTTAAACGTTTCATTAAAAGCGTCTGCCCAAACCGGGGAATAATCCTTTAATGCTGTTTTCATTTCTTCAATGGAAGAAATCAATGAGGCATCATTCGCCTTAAAAGGATCAACATCAGCAAATTTTTGAGCTTCTTTCGTTAGGTTCTTGAAACCGTCTTGTGCTCTTGTTGTCAACTCGGAAATACGCTCGTTCATTTCGTCAGCCTTTTGCCCGGACTTATACCATAATTCAAAAATGGCAGAGGCTGCTGCAAAGACAATAAATTGGGGAGCTAACCCTTTCAAAACCATCCCCAAATTTTTTAAATTCCCCCACAATGCTCTAATCCCCACATTCATCGCTCCAATGTGAGATATTTGTGAGACATCGAGTCTGCCCATCTTTGCCTGAAGAGCTATACTTTCCGCTTGTGCCACAGTCAGTCTTTTCATAGCTACAAGTTGAAGCAGTTTATTCTTTGTTAATTGACCCGAAACAGCCATCTGCTCATAATCCGCATAAGTCAGTTTATTGGAAGTGGCAATAAGTTGTTGTTCGGCAACAGTCAGTTTCCTATATGCTGCTTCAACGCGAAGTTTTTCTGCCGTAAGCCTTTTATTAGCCAAAACAGTCTGCGAAATATTTTTATATTCACCAACAACCAAACGACTATTCACCAACATAGCTGCCTTCCAAAATCCAAAGGCTCCAACGGCAGCTTCGATAGCCGGTACAAGTTCTTTCCAATTTTGTGCAAGGGTGGTAAGGCTTTCGGCAGTCCATTTCAATGTACTACCCATTGACTCCGCAATATCACCAAGCATAATGTCAATCGCATCAGCCAAGTTCTTCCATTTGGATTTGACTGATTCTGAAAGAACTTCCTGCATGTTATGAAACATGCCACCATCATCCGTAAGTTCCCAAAGAACATCTTTTACATCCTCAAACGTAACCTTCTTTTTCGAGATCATATCAAGCACTTCACCGGCACTGACAATGCGGCCTTCCAACTTGCTGAATCGCTCGGCCAGTTTATCCACCATAGGAATGTTCGCTTCCGTCAATTGTCGTAATTCCGTTCCTTTCAAGAATTTAGCAGCCTTTATCTGACCGTAGGCCAATATGATACGTCCCATATCAACACCTACACCGGCTGATATATCAGCCAGCCTTTTCATGGTATCATACAATTCATTGTATGGTATAGAATACGCGGAAAGTTGTTTGGCATACTGATTCAAGTCCATAACCCCGAACGGAGAAGCAACAGCCAGTTTCTTAATCTGATTGAATATGGTTGTAGCTTTGCCTTCATCTTGCAAGATAGAGGCCATTGCAATTTTCTGATTCTCCAACTCACCACCAATATCAACCACTGCACGTAAGAAATTTTGTGCCGCATAAATGGAGTATAGCCCCAAAAATTCATTTCTTAATTGTCCGACAATACTCAACTGGCTGTTCATTGCTCCATTCATATTGAGAGTGGCTGTCATGTGCCGCCTTGCTGCATTGGCTGATCTCTCACGGGCATTAGCCAAATCCAGTTCCGCTTTGGCGGCACGGGCGGCTCTTTGTCGCGCAAGCTCACGTGCAGCTGCGGCAGAAGCCTCCGCTTTGGTTTGAATGGCTGCGGCTTTGGCGGCGCGTAAATCACTTGCTGTAAAGTTTGTATTCAACCCGGCGGCTTGCAAGGCGGCACGGACAGCTTGTGTGGTACTGGCCTTATCCACTACCACATTGATCTTAAACTTCTCACTTTGAAGCAAAGTCTTCATATCGCCAACCAACTTCTTCTTGTCAAAACCCACATCAAGTTTTGCCTGCAAGTCTTTGGTGATTTCCGCTTTCAATTTTTTACGTTGTTCCGCTGTCTTATCACGGAACAGTATATCAAAATATAAATTACCGAGATCAGCCATATATTATTGTGTTTGTGTTACTTATAATCATTAATGTTAATTGCTGTTTCTCCATTGCCATACTTATCTTTCCAGCGTTTGGCAGCATCCTCTATTTCGCTTACGGAAGGGGATTTGAAGTTCTTCGTATCGTGCTTCTTTTCCTTGTTGTCCTTGTCACAATCTGTAACCACAATAGACACATCCATTGCCAATAGTTCAATTTGTGCATTTGTAAGTACCCAATAAATACCAAACAAGGGCTTGCTTATTGGAATCCCAAATACTCTCAAAGGCTCTGTCAGCCACGGATAGGACTTGCCTATTTCCCACGTTTGTCCGTAGCTGGTTCGTGAAGGATATGCTCTGCTTCCTCTTTTGTCATTGTCATCATCGTGTCCTTCATCGCGGTCAGATATATGGTAGCAGTCAAGTAGTCTTCCACTGGAATTTTTTTTTTGCCGACGGCTATAACCTTCATCAGCTCATGATCTCCATATTGTTTGATATAAAAGAACCATCGCCACAAGAAAGGATAGAAGAACTTGATCTTCCAATATCCGTTCAAAATGATAGCGGCTGCACATTGGCAACTGATCTTATCATCATTCCCCGATTTCTGCATGGTACTGGTGAATTTGCGTATAGTCCCTCTTTTCAGCCATGAAATACCATATTTCTTTCCTCGGACTTCCACATAGTCCACACTGTCTTCCAACACATCATTCAATAGCCTTTCATCCTCCGGTGTAGGAAGTGTTATGTCATTCTTCTTTGTCATATTTTATCATGTTTTATACGAAAAAAGGTGGTGGCCGGTATCAAGTAGCTCACCACCTTTTCGCTGATATGAATTTTGCAAAGTGTTATATCCTAAGTTTTTTATTCGGACACTTTTTTACGTAAAATGTAAATAGAGGCACCCTTAGCATCATTCAACGGAGAAACAGATACATTAAAGTACCCCGGCTTATCCTGCTCGCTGACGAAGTTGCTATACCCCTCAACATTCGGTAAGAACAAGGCTGTTTGACGGTCTTCACTACGCATGAAGAGTCCTCCGATTACTTTCTTCGGTTCGATATTGTAACCTTCACCTTCATAAGTCTCACCATCAATGGTAGCAGTCATAGTCACCTTTTCCGCTTTCTTGTTCAGTAACAAGTCATTGATCTTTCCTGCCACGGAAGGTACTTGAAACTGAATATCGGAATCTCCAGCATTAGCAATAGAAGTCCAAGTTGCTCCGGTTGTCAACTTGATCTTGGAAACATCGGCAGCTCCGGTATCAAATGTAACTCCGTCAGAGAGTACCGGCAGCTCCATATCAAAAGCCGCTAAAGTTGCGAGGTCACTATTGACTTTGGACACATAATAAACCTCCTTCATCTGATTAAAGAGCACCTTTAACTCTTCCAGTTTGGTAGTAATAGAAATCTCTGCCATAATCGTATCTTTTTAAGTTTGTGTCATTTGTTTATTATTAGCTTCGCTTGTATTATTAAGGAATGAAAACCGAGTCCGTCATTTCCTCCGGGAAGCAATCGTGGACTTACAGCTGAAAACAATTCCGTCACTATTGGAAATTTTGAAACCACTTCCATTTGCATTTCATCCAAACGGACTGTATTCTCAATACCGTTTGAGCGATCATGCGCAAAAACGTTTATCTGACAGTAAGTGTCTTGGTAGGTACTTCCTTTATCTTGGATAGTTTGTGGCAACCGAATAACAACAAAGTCCTTCATCGCCTTTTGTTCAGCAGCCGGACGATCTGTTATGAAAACCTTTTCACCAATGCCGGTTACTGCATCAGCGATTTGTTTTAATATATCCATACGTCTATAAACTGTCCGTCCCATCATTTCATTGGTTTAAAGTTCTTGAATAATGTATTTTGTGCCCTTTGAAATGTTCCGGTCAGAACATCTGCATTTAACACATTCTCCAAATAGGTTGAATATTCAGTACCCGTGCACATTACTATCTCAAATCCTTTACGTGATTCCGACTTATATCTTTTCAAGAAATCAAAGGAGGATGCTTCGCCATAACCTTTATCAGTTTCTATTGTTCCAGTAAAACGTCTGTTCTGATTATCATAACTGACACCTACAAATGTTTCACCTTTAGTCAGTTTTACTCTCACCGGTTGTTTCATTGAATCTCCACTACAAACGAAATAGGAAAATCTACCGTCCATGAATAATCCGCACGCATAACTGGTTATTGTATTACCCGTAAGATTCCGAAAGCCTGACTTGTTATCAAGTGCATCTTGGATAAGTTCTTCACAGCATTTAGTCAAGACATCAAAGATATATCCTGAAACAAGCTCCTTTGCCCTCTTTATTCCTTCATCAAACAATACTTCATTGCTCCGGTTATCCATGCGTTAATTTTTTGCAAGATTGAAATACACAGTTGTTCCCAAATTTCCGGCATAGCTATCAGTAACCATACATTGAGTGAAAGTGCCTTGTCTGTCCGTGACATCTATCAGATCACCGGCCAATATTCCTTCAACAATTCCGGGAAGGCTCAACAGATAATCGCTCTTTATCACATTATCGGTTTTGAATGTCCGCAAATTTGTACTACCTTCCTTTCGGCATATACCTTCATACAAGATCACCTTCTCACCATCACTGAAAGAATCCTCACCTATAATTCGGTAAACAGTACATTTGTGCGGATGCCGTGGATTATTTACTTTCATACTCAAAAATTGACTATTCTGATTTTAGTGCCCTTTACAACTTCTTCATCCCATTTCTCATACAGTTCTTTCGCCATTTCACGGAGTTGCCGCTTGTCGTATGCACTGGTCTGCCAACCACCTTCCTTATGCTTCCATCCCCCGTCACTGTCTTCGGTATCATTCTTACTGCTTGGAGTGCTTGCACACCACATGTAAATATCGGCAGTGGCAAGATCAAGCTGCCTTTCGGTCAGTTCACTTACCATTGTTCCAAAAGCGATTTTCCGCTTGACAAGAACCCTTTTGAGGGCGTTGTCCGCTATTTCATAAGCAGTTGCGCCACTCAAAAAGTCCTCAATGGTCATATCTTCCGTATGAGAAAGTTCCTCATTCATTCTTGCATGAATTTAAGAATTACACAGTTACAGTAGAGATGAACATATACTGTGGCATTCTCGGCACACACATTTGGGCGGCTTCACTTTCAATATAGATTGAATGTGTTTCAGGATTGGCTCTCTGTGTCAGTTTCAAGCGTCCACCGTCATAAGAAGCAACCTTGTTTGCCTCATATCCCAAAGTCAAAGGCTCCACACCTTGAATAGTACCGATCTGACCTACTGGTATAAAGGCAATATTGGTGGCCTTGAAGTTCTCCACTTGTTCAGTGATAAGATCAGGTTGTCCGTCCGCATCCTTACCGGGCTTGTCAACAAAAGCATAGCTGTCACGTGGCACGATTTCATCCACCTTAACCAGTTTCTTGAAAATGGCTTTCAGGCGGTCTTCATCTTCATTCTGTGCATTGGCAATAACCGTACTATCATCCGTCACAGTCGGATAGAGGGAATGGCCGATACGTTTAAGAACCGCGGTATGAGTCATTAAATCATCCCATAAGTCCTGCGCCAGCTCCATCCTGATCTTGCCCAAATAATGATATTTGCGGCGAATCTCTTTCACTCTGTTCTTTATATCCATAATCGGATCAGAGGCAGAGCCTTGATTTGCCGGAATATGTTCATCCTTAGTCCACCAGCGGCTTGTGCCGGCCAATACTTGATAATGGTTTTCAGGGATATTAAAGTCAATAGTGATACCCTTCAAACCACGTGGGTTGTTATCAGTATCAATAGTGAACTTACCCGTGGAAACAATTCTCATTCGCTGGTGAGTAAGCGCATTGTAGTACGATCCGATAAGACCGTCAGCACTTTCATCAAGCAAGCCCAAGAACACATTCTGCATCTCTTCCGTCAATGCGGACATGCCTACCCGTTGCAACAGCTGCAATTGTTGTCTCACAGTCACACGGTTCAAACGGTAGAACTTCTTTTGAGTCGGGATATTACCCGTCCTTCCTTCGAGTTCTCCCAATGCAGCTTCATAACCCGGACTTTCCGGATCAACGTAAGCTGGCAGCGTTTTCACGCCGAGGCTCGTAATAAGCTGGGAGAAAGTATAATCCAACTTGGTTGCTTCAAATTCAAAACCATCAATTTGAAGTAGGTCATACTTCTCCTTGTAACGGTCAATAAATTCTTGCCAAGTGTCCCCACCAAGCCCATACTCGATAACCTTGTACAAATCAATAGGAAGTGTATTCATACAATTGTCGTATTTTAAATGTTGTTTTCAAATTCTTTTACTGCACCCATACAATTTGAGGAAGTGTAGTAATCTTTTGCAGGATAGCGACCACTTCTTCGTCAAACATGTACTGATAAATCTCTCCGGCATAGACTACTGTCCCACTGGCCTTTGTGTTGCCACTGGCTACAAGAATATCTTCTTGCAAATAACCATTAATGCCAAGAGTGGTAATATCTGATTCAGCCGCCTTGATCTGTGCATCCGTATAAGCGGTGAATGTCTTACCTGAAAGATCAAACTTCACAGCTGTACCGGCAGGAATCTTGCCAACCGCAACCCAATCGGAAATGTTGCTCACCATACCACCGCCCGGATAACGGTGACGGATTTCACGCCACACTTTACGGGCATGTCCGTATTTCACGGTGTTCACATCAAACGTGTTACCCATTGTTCCCATACATTTATTGTTTTAGAGTTAATAATTTCAATTCTTCTTCCAGCCTTCCTTCTTGCCTTTACGTTCAAAGTATCTGCTGGCTGCATTGTGTTGTGTTCCACCTGAACCGTCAGAAGTTCTTGGGGCGGTGCCATAACCCCTGCACGCCTTATATTCTGCATCATATTTCGGCAGAAATTCAGTAACCAGTTCATCCACAGTTTTCTTGGTATCGAAAGTTACCCCTTGTAAGGTCTTGCTCAACACATAATCATCATTCGCTTGTTTGGCCTTCATTGCAGCCGTAACCTTCTTCAACAAATCAGCTTGAACCTTTTTGCTGTCTTCCGCGTCTAAACGTGCTTCCAGTTCTTTCAGTTTCTTCTCCAGTTCATCATCGTTTTTCGGTGGTACCGGTGGAGTTGGAGGTGTCGGGGGAGTCGGTTGGGGCTTATAGTTTTTCTTAAAATCCTCAACTCTGGTTGCGACATCATGGTTGTACTGTCCTTGCATCCCTTTCAGAAAATTCACAGCCTTGTTCCAATAAGCCTCGTCAGGCTCCGAACCTTCGGCTACGGGATTAAGTTCTACATACTTCTGTAATGTCTGCGGTGAAAAACTGGTTTCTCCAAGTTTCTCGCTTAATGTGGATAAGATTTTTTCTTGTTCCATCGTGTTTATTTTGTGTTTATGTTGAATAAAAAAAGAGTCAGACAATGCTTTTTGCATCAATCTGACTCTTTGGTCTTATTTTCCATTTAATAGTGGGCAGTATTGGACTCGAACCAATGAAGACGAAAGCCAATAGATTTACAGTCTATCCCGTTTGCCACTTCGGTAACTACCCGTTTTGCGGAAGCAGAAGGATTCAAACCTCCGAAGCCTTTCAGCTTGCCTCTTTAGCAAAGAGGTGGTATCGTTCACTCACCCATACTTCCAATATGCGACCTACAAGATGTCTCGGTGAAACCACCGCATTTCCCTTGTATTTCGGACGTTATTCATTCTGTGTAGCGTATTAGAGAATCGAACTCTGGTTTCCACCGTGAAAAGGTGACGACCTAACCGTTAGTCGAATACGCCATTTGTTGAGATACAAGGATTTGAACCTTGAATAGCAGAACCAAAATCTGCTGTGTTGCCATTACACCATATCTCAATATGCGCGAAGAGAAGGACTCGAACCCCCGACAATCAGGTTTGGAATCTGACGTTCTTCCAACTGAACTATCTCCGCTTCATTGCGCCCGGTGATAGAATCGAACTACCGACCTTTACATTAACAGTGTATTGCTCTACCAATTGAGCTAACCGGACAATATACCTATACTCACCTAACCTGCGATACCCCATTTCAGCGTACCTGTGGGAATTGAACCACACCGTATAGGTTTTGTGGAAAGAGATGAAATCGAATCACCTTAACCGGATTTTCAGTCCGGCGCATACACCACGTCTGCCATCTTTCCATATTCTCCCTTTATCCCCATACGCCACATCGAAGGGAGAAACAATGCGGCAACTCCAACTATTGTTGCGGAGATTCGACTCGAACGAATGACCTTTGGGCTATGATCCCAACGAGCTACCAGCTGCTCCACTCCGCGATATTATCCTGAAAACTACTTTGTACCCACAATATCCACATTTATGTAGTTCTTGCATCTACGACACTTCACTCTCAATATAACAACACCATTGACATAGCTTATATCAGTTAGTTTCTGACCGCATATCGGACATAAAACTATCTTGTTGTATATTTCCCTTTGATCTGCATCTTTATCCGCACTAATTTTTATCATACTCCATGTTTTCGTTGCAAATATATGTACTGGATTTCTTTTCTCAAAACATTTTTGATATTATTTTCTATTAAAATGTAGAAAATAATACTCTTTATGCGTATTTTTGTACTGCAATATTAGAATCAGAGCTTATAGGCCGGTCTCCACATGTGTAATGTGAGGATCGGTTTTCTTTTTATGGAGAAATATAGTGGAATAAAAACGGTTAATGCCAGTTTGGTGCTTGATTATGAATATATCCAAATGTTAAGGGACGCGGATAGGAAAATTCCTAATCCGAATAAGATAATCGCACAAGGTGGAGGGCAGGAAAACATGCTCTCCACCCCGGCTGATATTACCATCTGTGGGGGATGCCGTGGGGGAAGTAAAACTTTTACTCTTCTTATGGAAACATTGAAAGATATAAAAAATAAAAACTTCCGTTCTGTTCTTCTCCGGCATGAGATAGACGATCTCTCTGATATGGTAGAAACATCATCCACCTTATATGATGATTTTGGGGAATACAACAAGTCCAAAAACGACATGCGTTGGAATTTCTATAAAGGTGGATTTTTAAAATTCAGCTATCATGCTGACACACTTGACGATTTCAAAAAGCGTTTTCAAGGTAAACAGTTCGCATATATAGGTGTGGATGAAATAACCCACATGGAATATCTTAAATTCAAATACCTTATCACTTGTAACCGTAACGCCTTTCATATCCGTAACCGCTTTATCGGAACATGTAACCCTGATCCTGACAGCTGGGTTGCAAAATTCATTGACTGGTGGATCGGAGAAGACGGTCTTCCAATCCCGGAACGTGATGGCAGAGTCCGGTATTGTTTTATGGATGGGGACAATGTTTCAGGTATATATTGGGGAGATACCCGTGAGGAAGTATATGAGCAATGCAAGGACATTATACACGCCTACTGGAAGCCGGAGTATGAGCAATATGGCACACCACAAGAACTGTTTATCAAGTCGGTTACTTTTATTGAAGCAAAACTTTCCGATAATGTAAAGCTGATGTCTTCCGATCCGACCTATTTGGCAAACCTTGTCAACCAGTCAGACGAACAACGCGCACGTGATCTTGACGGTAACTGGAAATACAAAGCTGCCGGAGATGATATAATAAAGCTGACTCACATGGAAGCTTTATACCGCAATTCCATGCAGATAGGTGATGGAATACGCCGGGTATCGTGTGACGCGGCATTTGAGGGTGGCGACAGTCTTGTCATGTGGCTGTGGGAAGGATGGCATATAAGAGACATATTTGTTTGCAAACTTGACAGCAAGAAAACAGTCGATACCGTAAAAGCGATGCTGGAAGAATGGCATGTAAGAGAAGAATGCTTCACCTATGACCTTAACGGACTCGGACAAATATTCAAAGGCTTTTTCCCGAATGCAATCCCATTCAACAACAAAGAAGCCGTGGAAGAGAAATTCAAATACATCTATGCGAATTTAAAATCACAAGCGGCATATCTGTTCGCACAAAAAATTATCAACCGGGAGATTTCCATTGAACCGACTCTTCTTGAACGCAAGTTCTCCGGCAAAGGGTTTGAGAAAGTTCCCCTTAGACAGATTCTCGACAAGGAAAGGAAAGCGATACGAAAGGATGAAGACAGTGAAGAGAAAGGCTGGACTATTATCAAGAAGATTATAATGAAAAAATTAGTAGGCCATTCTCCCGACTTCATAGAAGCATTGCTTATGCGAATGATTTTTGAAATTAAACATAAACGCAAACACATAAAAGGTTTAGGATTAATATGATAGCAGAGATTCTTACAAAAAAGCCTTTTGCAAGGGTTACTCCCGAAGGTTACTTGCAAGGCAGGATTACGAGCGATTTAAGAAACGCATCGTTCACAAACAACAGTGATAGGCTGACATGGCAGCTCATTTCGCAGGCTGATTTTATCCGTGAGTTTTATCCTTCAGGGCACAAGATCAATTCGGAATTGTTTTACCCGGACAGACTGAAATATGACGAAGAGAAGAAACGGTTCTTCCGGGAGAAAGTATTCCGTGCTTCTTTTCCCTTTCAGATGATAATCACTATCCAACAACTTGTACATCTATGTGGCAATGACATTCATCATGAGCTGACCGATACCAAAGTTGATGAAAGTTCACGGGAAATATTTCTCGAATTTCAAAAAGGATGGCTGGATAAAAATATGGAGATTGCATTTTACGAATATGCCAAAAGTGTAAAAATAACGGGAGATGCAGCAATCGTATTCTATATGAATGAAGGCAAGGTGTTCACCAAGAATCTCTCCTATTTTGATGGTGACACTCTTTATCCTCACTACGATTCCATAACCGGTCAAATGACACTGTTTGCCCGGCGATACAGCGACTATGACGAAGAGGGAAAGGAACTCATTTCTTGGGTGGAAGTGTGGGATAATAAAAAAATGTACCGTTACCGGCAGGATAAAAGGGGAATAGCCGGAGCAATAAACAAAGTGAAACAGTATTTCGGTATTGAAGGATATACATTAGTGGAAGAACACGATCATGGATTTACCGAATGTCCGGTTGTATATTATCGGGACAAACACGGTGCCTGCTGGAGCTTTTCACAAGATAATATCGACAAGTACGAACTGGCTATTTCCCATTTGTGTCAAAACAATATGGCATACGCATTTCCAATCATGTTACTTAAAGGTGAAGATGTTGAGATTCAGGGAGATATGTATGGTGCGGTAAAAGCTATCACTATGGGGAAGGATGATGATGCAGGCTTTATGAATCGTCCCGAAGCATCACAATCATTTGAACTTCAAATTAATACATTACTTAAAATGATTTTTATGGGGAGTTTTGTTGTCATGCCTCCCGAAGTAAAGTCAGGAGATTTGCCGGGTGTTGCTATCAAGCTGATCTATTCACCATCTTTGGAAAAAGCCATGATTGACTGCAAGGAATTTGACGAATCAATAGACAAAATGAAACGGCTGTTCCTGCACGGATATGGAACAGAAAAAGGCCAACTTACCAAATTCCTCAATTTGAAAATTTTTTCGTGGGCAGTTCCATACGTCCACCAAAATGCAGCCGAATTGGTATCGAACTTGGTACAATTAGTCGGTGCCGGTATTTTATCAAAAGAAACCGGCTCGGAAGAATCCGGTTATGGGAAAAACAATGAATGGGATCGTATCATGCGTGAATATAAGGAACAGCAACAAGCTGACTTGCTATATCAACTGAAAATCAAGAAAAATGAAAGTAAAGAGGGTAATGCAAAATGATCTGTACCAAAACGCGGAGCGCGAAAGCAATCCCGTACTCCGCGCTCCGAATCCAATGTAATTATACATTGGAAAAAGCCGCCTCTGCCTACATAAAATAGACAGAGGCTTTACTTTTTTTCAACAACTTGGTTGATAAGCTTGTGTTATAACAAGTCAACTTCTACATTGCAAATGTAATGAATGAATTGAATATGACACTACTTTCGATACAATTTTTTATTATAAGGCTTTCGAGGATATTTCCGGTTAAGCTTCTTTTGCAGATCATCATTGATACTTTCATTCAGAAGGATTTTAGAGTTTAGCACCCGGACTTCTCCAGTAAGTTCCATAATAGTTTTGGATTGTGTCGCATTTTGTTTTGAAAGTTCAACATTGGCAATAGCCAGTTTGCTGCATTCTGATGCAAGATGATTGAGTTTCTTTGTGCTGATTAATGATATTCCAAACATAATAATTCTGATATTTAACCTATTAAATAATTATATTGCTGATACGGAAACTGCAAAGCATTTACAATGACCGTGATACGGTGGTAATTTGTCCCATTCCACATGAAATCCGACTTCATCGTCACAAATGTTACAAGGATAGGAGCTGCCACGCATGACAAAGAACCCTACGGCTCCACTGGCTTTAGCCTGTAATTCCCAATGCTTCATCCAACCCTCTGCCACAGCATACTCCGTCAAATCTGACAGTGCAGTCCAAGAGCTTACAGTACGTCCTACTCCAAAAGACTCCTGAACACCGAGTCTTGAAATAACCGGATAACCCTTTGAAATAGCTCTCTGTACATGCTCATTAAGCAACGGCGTTTTTACCGACTGCCTGATAGATGAAAGTAGTTTGTCTTTGGAAAGGTTCAGTAGTAGTCCGGCGGCAATGGCCGTTTCAACCTCCTTTGAAAACCGGTCAACATATTCTCTTGCGCGTTGCGTGAAGGTTTTGCTGTATGATTCTCGCGTTATATATGTTATGATTGCATCCTTATTATCCTCATGTGTCGCTACTGCCAAAGTATAAGTATAGTCTTCAATTATTTCAAGAAGGGATAAAATAATGGCATCCACCTCCTCCTGCAACTGTCTGTTTGCTGAAAAACGGAATAGTTCAGGGCTGATTTTGTACCGGTATGAAATATCTATAATTTGCTTTGCCGCCTCGATCATTACAATTTGAAGATTGGTACGCATGGATAGCTCCGCATCCAGACGTTGACGGAGGTATTCTTTGGCCTCTTCAATTTCCTTATCAGTCGGTACCCTCATTTTTATGTTCCTCCTTAATACTTTCCTTTATGCTATTCATGTTTCTTTCTTCTTCCAGTATTTTGGCATCATCTTCCGGTGATACTGGTTTCTGCAAGCCTCGTAGCCGTTCGGTAAGATCAGAGTAGCTTTTAAAAAACTCTTCCATAAACTTAACATCGGGGGTTGCGTTACTAATAAGGAAACAGACTTTGATCCATGTTTCCAAATATTCGCGAAGTTCCTTATTGTTGGCTAACTCCCGAATCCGGGAGAACATTCCGTTGTCATCCCGAAAACGCATACTCCAAAAACCTGACACTGCCTTAATGCTGATCCAGTCATGTTCACTACCATTATCCCTCGTAACAATAAAGTTACCTACCTGAATACCATTTGTTTTTTTGCTCATAATTCTATTTTTAATTTACGTTCAAATCTATCTCCAAGATTAAAAAAGTATTCCTTACCATAAGAGTTTATACGTTCTTCATCCGATGATACTTTGTTCATTTCATAAATCAAACAACTATACCTATCATCATCAGGGAGAAGCCCTTTGCACTCTTCTCTGATATAAATATGATGCTTCCCATTTACCCAATAAAATTCAGAGAGAAATCCACCAAGAAGCATTTCAATCATTTTTTTGTGTCTGACAGACAATTCTCCTTGCACTGCTATATCCATTGCAATGCTCTTACCTTCTATTGTCTTCAATTCACATGAATAGTTCAAGGCTCGAAGGATAGACATCAGCTCAACACTCAACTCTATGTGATTCATATTTTTCATACTTTTACTATTTCAAATTCATCTGCATGTTTCTTACCAATCCAATCCCGTTTCTGATTTTCAGTTGCGGTTTCGTAGATTCTTCCTCGCTTAGACAAATGCCTTTTCTTAAAAATACCTTCTTCTCCAAGTTTGTCATAATCTCTTCTTGAAGGGGATAATCCCTTTGCCCTGCAAAAGAACAGTCCCGTTTCCTTGTGTCTAAATTTTACTGCCATGCTTATTCCTCCCATGGATTTCCGTCTTCTTCCTCAACGTAAATCCGTTTTAATTTGTCTGATACTTCTTCAAGCTCACGCTTCATTTGATTTACATGAAATCCAGCTGGCATAGGGATTTCCAATGCTCCCCGTAGGTTATCTATTTTTTCAATAACCTCTGCAAATTCATCCGGTGCGATCATACTATTTGGTTCTTATTTTTAATTGTTTGATAATCTTCTCCACAGCGTCCAAGTCAAAAACAGTTGTTCTCTTCTCCATGTGGTACGTCCCCTCCAGTTTCTTCTCCCGGAACAAACGCTGGACTTGATAAATGCTCAATGACAAGCAGGCCGCAAGCCCTTCATGGGTATAAGCGTATCGTTTGCCATCTTGATAAACCGGTTTAGCGATCCTTTGCTTATAGTTACCCCGTAGGTCTTCCCGTTTCTCATAATAGAGTTTTTCCGTCAAGGCTGTTCCATACAAACCATACACCTGACCATTCGGGGTTCTTTTTTTACGATAACCGGCTTCCGAAAGAATACGTCCGAATACTGTTACATTCTCTTCTTTGGTATTATTGTCCTTGCACCATTTGCAATATTTCCGGTACAGAATGGCCGAAGACATCCATTTGGGTTCAATATCGGCAATCTCTTCATATCGGCATAGATAGTTCATTTGGTACATGAACTTCATTACGGTACTACTTTCCGACTGATATTCATCCATGACATTTTCAAGCTCCTTACTGTCTGTCAACTTATAACCATTGGCGATAAAACGGTCACGGCCTTCCAATATCCAATTGAATATAGCCGGGTATTCGGCTTCCAAATCCCGTGACAGTTCTTTTTTCTGCCGGGCTTTGGGTATCTCCACTTCAAAGGGAATAATGCAAATACGCCGCCTCATTCCATAGCTCCAGTCTTTCAAATACGGCATTTGGTTGGCATTTGCCATAAGCAGGGGAATATTGTAAGCAGTGAAGTTATCGCCATAGATAGGCCGGGCTTCGGTAGGTTCACCACTGATAAGGCTCTTCAACGTGTCACTATCCTTACCAAACTCTAACGCTTGTATTTCAGAACAGTAGTTCAACCGCTTGCCATTAATGAAAGCGATATTTTTTTTTCTCTCATTTCCAGTAATCAATGCACCTATGCCGAAATTGCTGACATTCTCCCGGCCAAGTATGCCCATGATCGTTTCAAAGACTACACTTTTGCCATTGGAGCCGGAGCCACGAAGAACAAGCATAGTTTCCATTTTCGCCACACGCCGGTCAACAAAAATACTTCCAAGAAACTCCTGCAAAACTTTTTGCATGTTTTTGTCCGGCAAAACTTCATCCAGGAACATTCTCCAAAGAAAGACATGCTCTTCCGGCTTGTAGTCATAGGGAACGCATGTAGTCTGTACCCAACGGCGGTTGAAAGAATGTGCACGGCGAGCATTCATATCAAACACACAGTTATTGAACACCACAATGGCATTATCAGGCTTCAAGGCTTTTCCTGCCACCACACGCTTACAAACTTTCAGTACACCCTCCACACGGGAATAATCACCATTGGGCATTTTGCATTTACGCATCAAGTCATATATCAGGTTGCCAAAATCATCCCATGCCATCTCTTCATATATCCGGCCACTGAAATAGTAAGGAGTACCATTGAACTTACAAATCGAAGATCGTATAATGGCTGCACGCATCAAGTCCTGCACAGCGTCAACACGCGCTGCACTTTTGGACTCTTGTAAGGCGGCATCCAGTTTCTCGCCTTTCATAAGCCCGAAGACCTCATTTAACAACTTCCTATACTTTCCCGACTCCATTTCAGTCTTTAAATTTACCAGTCCTTACCTGATTGATACAGTCAGCAACCCATCCAACAAGATACGAGAATGTTTCCTGATTAGCTAAATCCACTTTTGCACCTATATAATCAAATATGTTCATCGCTATATGTGAACTTTCATGAGCGATATTTGCTATAGTAATGGCATTCTTACTTTCAAATCGGACAAGAATACCACCCAAATTTCGCAGTTTATCACGAACACAGTCCACAATGGCATCAGCAGTATCATCCCATTCACTTACACCTTCAAATCTATCTGAAAATGTATCTGTACTGACTGCAACCCACAACTTGCGTGGATATATCACCGGATCAAACTCATGTATTTTCATAAAATATCATTATATATTCAAAAACAAGTGTTTTTGATAGTTTTATGCCTATTTTCAGGCCGTTTTACGCCACAAATATAGCCTATTTTCTACATAATTATCATATAAATACTATTATTTTCTACTTAAAATATAGAATAAACACGCGCTTTTGAAGGCTTTTTTATCATATTTTGTATTCATAGCACCATTCAATATAAGTAATCATAAAATATTGGCAAACAAAGGATAACGACTCTATTTCAATAGGAAATACAGATGGAGCATTCTCTCTGATATGTATGGTTTATGTAGGGTTTTAAAGGCAACTATACATATATAACATATTGAAATACAAATCAATGGAAAAATAGTGCATAGTATGTATAGTTTTTTATGCAAACCATATTATATATATTTTTTCCATACGCAATTTACATATAAACTATACATACTATACATTAAATTTCCATTGACTTAATAATGAATGATTTACACATGTATAGTTATGAAGTAAACCATACATATACTATACATTTTCAGAAGTAAAACTATACATCAGACATTCACTTTTGTAATTTATCATTGGAAAAGCCTTAAAAACATCCATTATTGACTCCAAAAAAGAAAAAAAATAAAAATCTTGACCGGGATTGAAACATGCTTGGTGTCTTGGGTAGCCGGGGGGGGTGCCCTCCCTGCTTTCATTCCCCAGTTGACCGGCAAAGAAGGAGAAAAGCCGCGCTTTGCCTTGATTCTCTTTATATTATACCTATAATATTAAATATAATCCGGCTTTTCCGCTTCTTCTGCTTTCCGCTTTGCTCGATCAGCTATAAAAAGGCTACATCTATAACACTGCAAAGGTAGATAATAATGTACTGTTTCCTCTTCTTCTGTATTTTCGTCCTTCTTCATCTGTTGTAAATCGGCTATTTTCATTAATACATCCGCGCGATCTTTTCCCCTTAAATAAGGTAGGGTTTGTTCGAGACCTGATAAAACCGCGTCTTTATCCCGGTATTGTACAACATTCCCGGCTTTTTCTTCCTCTTCTGTTTCTGTGTTTTTCTTTTTCTTCTTGCTTTTGGGGCTATCATTGTCAGGAAGGAAGGCGGCGCGGTTATCTTCAAAAGACCGTATTAGTTTATTAATGCCGGGTTTATCCTTTGCAAGTTGGGCGGCTCCGCGTTGCGCCGTTTCTATTTTGGTCGATCGTGGTCTAAATATAGTTGCGTATGCTTCGCCACGACTGGCGCCGGATGCTACAAGCATACAAAAGAAAACATCATCCGGGTTTAATTGATAAATTTGCTGTAAATCTGTTACGCGCTTACTATACACCATATAAAACGATATAAAAGGGTTTATTATATTGGCGTCTCGCGCTCTGTAACTTGCTACAAAGTTAAACAAAGGCTATAAATAAAGCAAATAAGCATATTTAGATGTTTACATCTATAAATATTTCCTTACTTCTTAAATGCTTTATATTTATTTCCTTGTTGTTACATAATATACTGATAATCAATATATTATACAAGTATTAATAAATGCAAAAATGGAGTGTTTCCTTAAAAATAAAGATACATTTTGTTTTGTATTACAAATATTATTCGTATATTTGATACAGTCTGACGCTATTTATTTGACTGTAAATAGATTAACAAGAATTCGCATGAGGTGTGGGCAACGGATAAGAAATTAGTAAGCCTCTGTGGAACACCATGTTTCTCACGCTTTCAAATAACTCTCTTACTGGGTACAAAGGTAACATTTATTCCGGAAAAAACAGTCTGTTTCAGTCGGAAATCCATCTAAAATCTTATCATTTCATGTTCTGTGGAGTAGAATGCAGCTACTCGTCATAGAGAGACCGTAGTTTCCATAGCCACAGGCAAAGGTAGCCCGTGTTCTTGTCGGACATTGCAAGGTCAAGCCCTTCGGGTTTCGGGGAAAATCATCCTCGCCCGGAGGGCTTGCGGTATTTTCCCTCGAAAACCTTGCATGTCCTGAACACGACCTTTTAAGCCTGTGACTATGGGAACTCCGGCCCCATAAGCCGGACTAACTAAAAAAAATAAGATTATGCAGACCGACAACATCGCAAAAAGAGGAAACACTCCAGACCTGCTTTCCGGCATCTTAAGCGTGCAAGTAAGAAACAAGGACAAGATTACGGAACATGACCGTATCTATTGTCAGAGCCAGCAGGATTTGCTCTACAAGACGCTCGACCAGATCGACCGATGGTATGCCCTCTTCAAAGAGGACGCGGAACAGTACAAAGAAAAATTCAAGTTCAAATACGAGGAGAACGGCAAAACCACGTACAAAAACTATCATGTGTATAATCACTACGATGACGAAAGCTATTCCCACAACGAGTTCAAACCGTTCGACATCATCAACGATCTGGTGGATAAGAACTGCAATGCCAATGCAAATTTCGCCAACCGCATCATTACCTATTTTAACAAGACCTATAACGTGTCCGTACCTGTTCCGAAGATTGACGAGAAGACGCTGCACATAGGATTCCGTCCCGTCTATGAAACCTATGTGGATATGGTCATAGAACATCTCGGCGGCAAAAGTTTCCGTGAAACTGCGGAAGAGGAACTGCTCAAACGTTTTTTGCAAACGGTCACACCTTCCTGTTGGAGCAAGGTCAAGCCCGAACTGAAGAAAGACAAAATCATATTCCCGGACATCGTTCGCTGGGATAATATTCATCTTGAATATCACCAAGAGTACGAGTTTGAATATGGCACAAAACAAAAGGTGGATACCTTCTGCGAGGGCATTGCTTTCGGTACGGATGACGTCTTATGTGGGGGTATGGGAATGATTGTCGGCTTATGTGACAGGAATGTCGATATAACCGGATGGTACGACCTCACGACTACCCATGCCGAGCAGATTAAGTTCTACAAGAACGGTCGTATAGACGTCAAATTCAAGGACAGCATAGCTGCCCGGAACTGTTTCGACCGTCTTCGATTGGGCGAAATCAAACTGAGAAACGAGAACTGACCATGAGAGACCAGCCACAGCCACCCCGTAAGGAAGTCCTTGCGGGGTGTTTTTCGTCTTACCAACAATCATCAAAGATATGTATGCAATCATTCCCCAACAGATACCGCAAGACAAGCGGGCTGAAGTCAACGAGAAGATCCTGTTTGCCATAAACTCCGGCAAGGACCTGATTCCCGCGGAGAGCATATACAACTGCTATACCGGCGTCGGCGGGCTGCATAACCTCAGGCAATCAGACTTTGCCAGCTATCACGAGTATGCCCGGGCCAAGAAAGAGTTCGAGCTGGGACAGTTCTTCACCCCTCACGAGATATGCCGGGAGATGGTCGATGTATTGTCGCCGACTTCCTCGGAAATGGTTCTTGATATGTGCTGTGGCATGGGCAACTTCTTCAACCACCTGCCCAACCGGCACAACACCTACGGTTTCGACATCGACGGCAAGGCTGTCGCCGTCGCACGGTATCTCTATCCGGACGCACATATCGAGAAGTGCGACATACAGCAATACCGTCCGGAGCAACGTTTCGACATCATCATCGGCAACCCGCCGTTCAACCTGAAGTTCGATTTCCGGCTGTCACAGGAGTATTACATGGATAAGGCCTATGACCTGCTCAATCCGGCGGGCATCCTGATGATTGTCGTCCCGTCTTCGTTCATGCAGAGCGAGTTCTGGGAGAAACGCAGGATAACGGGCATCAACGATAAGTTTTCTTTTGTCGGGCAATGCGGACTCGCACCCCATGCTTTCACATCCGTCGGCGTGGATAACTTCAACACGAAGGTCATGGTATTCCTGCGGCATTCCCGACATATAGGGATGCAGCCCTACAATGCCGACGAGTTTGTCACGATGGAGGAACTGAAAGAGCGCGTCATGCAAGCCCGTGATATGAAGCATCGTTTGCGTTTTGACCTGATGCGTGAAACCAACCGGATAGACAAGGAAGAGCTGGAGCAGTTCGAGTACAAGCTCTCCAAGTATATGTACGAGTTGAAAGCCCACGCGAGTCTGAACAGGCATATCGACAAGGCGACGGCCCTTGTCACGAAATTCCGCAACCAGAAACCGCCCGAAAATGCCACCAACGAGCAGGTCAAGGAGTGGGAACGCAAGAAGCTGACGACTGCCAAAGTGCTTGCCGTCATCCGCAAGTACATCACAACACAGAATGTCGTGCCCCGGAAGGAAATCGCGCTGGTCAAGACCTCCTACGGTTTCAAACTGAAAGCCTATGCGCCACGTCTGCTGGATAAGGTGGAACACAAGGCGGCAAGTATCAACGGCCTGATACTGGAACAGATTACATTGCCGGAACCGGAATTTCTTACCGAAGCCAACATCAGACAACTGCAAGCCGCCCGCAAATTCATCGCACGGAAACAGCGGCAGTATGACATACAGAACCGGGAATTTCCCGATATGCAGCCCGACCCCAAACCGGCGGAGTATCTGGACAACGCGACATTCGTCAATAAGGACTACGAAACCTGCCAATTCACCCACCTGCAAAAACATGACCTCAATCTTGTCCTGCAAAAGAGGTACGCCCTTCTTAACTGGCAACAAGGTTCCGGCAAGACCGCCGCCGCGTACCACCGGGCCAAATACCTGCTTAAATTCCGCAAAGTGCGCAATGTAGTCATACTGGCTCCTGCCATCGCCATCAACATGACCTGGGACGCTTTCCTGAAAACCAATAAGGAACGATACCGTGTGATTCGTACCTCCAAAGACCTCGAAGATGTGCCGGAGGGCATCTTCCTGATTGTTTCCACCTCCATGCTCGGCAAACTGAAACGGAGTCTTGCCCGGTTCATAAAGCTCCGCAGCCGTAAGCTGTGCCTTATATTCGACGAGTCGGACGAAATCACCAACCCTAACTCACAACGGACGAAATATGTCCTCTGCCTCTTCCGCAGGCTGAAATACAAGCTGCTCGACACGGGAACCACTACACGCAACAACATATCGGAACTGTACAGCCAGTTTGAGTTGCTGTATAACAACTCCGTGAACATGATATGCTGGTGTGACCGTATCTATCGCGAGAACAAGGAGCGTGAAATAGAATCGGAAAGCAATCCTTATTATGGAGAACCATTTCCTGCCTTTCGGGGACATGTGCTGTTCAAGGCCTGCCACTGCCCCGGCAAGGCGTCCGTGTTCGGTATCGAGAAGCAGAACCAGGATGTGTATAACAAGGACGAATTGTTCTCGCTTATTGCCAGGACAATCATCACGCACAAGTTCAAGGACTTCGCCGGCGAGAAATACAAGGTCAGGATGCACACCGTTACCCCGTCGGACGGCGAACACGAGGTGTACCGTGTCATCATCGAGGAGTTCTGCCGTATCTGCGAACTTTATTATAACAGCACCGGCGACACCCGCAAGGATGCCGGTCTGCGGCTGATGCGCCAAATCAAGCTGCTGATAAAAGCCTGCTCGGTCCCGCATCTGATAGAGGGTTATTCGGGAGACCCCTATCCGGGCAAGACGAGATACATACATAAACTGGTCAGGAAAATTCCGGGCAAGGTAGCCATCGGCTGCACCTCCATCGTCGCTGTCGACCTCTACCACCGATACTTTGAGGAACATTTTCCCGAACGGCCGCTATTCATTGTCCGGGGGGACATATCGTTCAGGAAACGGCAGGAAATCGTGAGCCGTTTCGATGCCACGATAAACGGCGTGCTGATATGCACCCAGCAGAGCCTGAGCAGTTCCGTAAACATCCCTTCCTGCAACGATGTCATTCTCGAATCGCTCCAATGGAACATACCGCGTATGGAGCAATACTACTTCCGTTTCATACGGCTGGATTCCCGTGACACGAAGAACGTGCATTTCATCACTTACGAGGATTCCGTGGAACAGAACCTCATGGCACTGGTGCTGACCAAGGAGCGGCTGAACGAGTTCATCAAGAGCGGCGAGGTCAAGGAGCAGTCCAAGATATTCGACGAGTTCGACATTACGATGTCCGTTATCGACAGCCTGCTCATACGCACGCAGGACAGTGAGGGCAAGATACACATCAGTTGGGGCAGCCAACGCATAGCAAACTGACCATGAAAACGAATCCGCACATATATCCGGCATCCAGCATCCCCGAAGGCAATGCCGGATTTTTCGTACCTGACAGCAGGAAGGAGATAATCATGTCAAATCCGCAGAGCCCACTCCCACAGGCAAAGGTAACTCCGTGTTCTTGTCGGCTGTGCAAGGTCGGGCCGCAAGCGGTTTTGCGGAAAATCATCCTCGCTGCGCTCCGGTATTTTCCGCAAAAACCCTGCACCGCCGGAACACGGACCTTTTGAAGCCTGTGGAAGTGAACCCTGCGGATTCATCATCCATAATCATAAAAAATAAGAATCATGAATCTGAATGAAGCAGAAATAGCAGTAACGACAAAACGGCTGGTAACGGTCAATCCGAAGAAAAGCTACCGGATGGAATTGGCCGACTATTGCGACATTGACGAGTTCCACCATGCCTGTGCCACCCGTTTCCCGGAAGAAGCCGAGCCCGAATACCGTTACACGGACTGGGAGAACATTCCGGAATACATGGTCAGCAGCGAATGGCTGTGCCCGAACTTTTTCGAGGTACGTGACGCAATGGAACGGCTGGACGAGTTTCAGCAGGACTGTTTCGAGCAGTGGTGCGGACATTACGGCTACAACCTGGCGACGGAAGATCCGCACCTGCTCGTATCCTACTTTCAGGACAGCCCCCATGCACGGATGGTTGTGCGGGAGGAGGAAGAACCCGATGTGGAGGAGGACAACCTGGTCTATCAGGGTATCTCTTCCTACTATTCATTCGTGACGAGTTACCCGTATGAGGTATTTGATGACAATTACGACTAACACATACAATTATGAATATGAATTTCATAGGACCGATATTCCCGATAGACCCTTGCGCGCCGAGGGCGTTTATCGAAATCATGAACATCATCCTGATGTCGGCCAACATCATGGAGGTAAACAGGCGACTAATAGAGAGAAACGTCCACCCGCATTACAGATCGCTTTCCGGTTATTTCCGGTGGTCGTTCCGCAATGACCGTTTCACGCTGTGGCAGAGGGCGGAGTACAACTCGGATGTCTGTTTCGGACACAAGATAATGGAAATACACTTCGTGGCTCTCGTGTGCGAAGACCGCGTAAAGGCAAATACCATAAGCAATTAACCAGTAATAACTCAAAAACAACCGAATCATGAACACTTCATTTGAAATCATCCGTTCGGCAGGAACGGACCACCTGTGCTACCGGGTGAAGAACGATACATTCGTGGCAGTCCATAACCAGATGCTTTCTTTCACGGAAATGGAAGACGAATTTGAAATCGTTCCGACTGACAAATCCTATCGGGATAAGCTCTACATCTATCAGGGGCAGGCTGTACGGCTGGTTCCGCAAATCTATCGCAACGGCTGGCTCGCCCTCTGTCTGGAACTGGCCGATACGGAAGAGCCTTACACAATTCTGACGGTCAATCTGGAAGAGACGGATGCCATCGGACTGCCCGACAAGGCTTTCATCGACATCAACAACAATCCCGACGCGATGGAGTTTCTGGTTTTGAATAACCTCGCTACCGATACCGGCTACCGGAGAGGCAGCGGCTGGGTGGAGTACCCGATGGTACACGTCAATCTGCCGCTTGTCTTCCAGCATTGTCCGGAATCGTTCAATCGCATCAATATCTACGCGTAATGTTTCCGATAAATAAACCGAATGTCTAATCGTGGGAGTCCGCTGGCGGCTCCCGCATTCATTTTTATGCCTTATGAAAACAGATTTCAGCGAACAAGTAGAAAAACTCCGCAAGGAGATTACAGCCGCCATAAAAGCGGTATTGGAGGAATATGGGAAAACGGAAATGGAGTTTCCCGATACGGTGGACGCTGTGTACGTGATATGGTTCGACCATGACGGCGATCCCTATGAGTGCCTGGTGCGCAGGATACAATTCTTCGGGGAGGAACTTCATCTCGTTGTGGAAGACAAACATACCCATGAGTTGTACGAAATTGACGGTCCTTTTGAACTCGGGGCACGTTGTATCAACTGGCTGGACGAGATACTCCGGACAACCGTGCAGCTTTTATCCGATTCCAATACAAAAACTAAATAAAAATAATGATGGAAACAATAATCATTGACAGGATATGCACTTCTTGCGGGTGTGACAAAGAGACGGCACGGGAATACCTCGATGCCGAAGTAAGAAACCTGCGTGAATTACGCGACGCGAACGATTTGCGGGAAGGTGATTTGGAATCGGCATGCGACAACCTCGGCATCGAACAGGACTTCCTGACTTTTTTCTGCGAATCACTCATTTTTTAATGGTCATCAATTAAAAATCAACATTATGGGATACTTTCAGAATATAAACAGCCTTGCAGAGCTGAAGAAAAGTTACCGCGTACTGGCATTGCAGAACCATCCCGACAAGGGTGGCAGTACGGAGACCATGCAGCAGATCAATCTCGAATTTGAAAGATTGTACGCCAAATGGAAGGATGATACGACTGTATCGGTCGCCGCATCCGGTTATGAAAATGACTATGCCGGCGCATCAGCCAACGAGTACACGGAATACGTCTATAACGAATACCGTTGGAAAGGCAGGAACTACAACGGACAGATGCGCGGGGAAATCGTGGAGATTATCCGCAAATGGCTCAAGGAGACTTATCCGCGGTATAAATTCTCCGTCACACAGAACGGTTACCGTTCCATCAACATCTATCTGGTCAAAGCGGATTTCGAGGCCTTCACGAAAGAGTCCGGTCTTATCTATAAAGATATCAACCATTATCACATTGGAACAGACCGGACCATTACGGAACGGGCACGCGAGGTCATGCTCAACGTCTGTGATTTTACCATGTCGTACAACTACGACAACAGCGACATCATGACCGACTACTTCGATACAAATTTCTATCTGACACTGGGCATCGGACGGTATGACAAGCCCTATCAGACGGAACTGCCGAAGCTGCAAACCAAAGATAAACTGCCTGAGGTTTTCAAGCATCCCGAAGGAGCCGCCCACAAGGCCATACGCCAGGCACTCGGTAAAGCTCGCTTCGACTTTATCCAAAGCCGGGCAAATGCCGGGAAACTAATTCTCGGTGAAGACACCTACGGGTCGAAAGGCGAGCATTACTTCTGGCCCAAGCAGTATTCCAGTGCCAAGACCGCACAAAAGCGGATTGACAAACTCACCGAAGCGGGTATGCGATGCCGGATGACCGGTTATAACGGAGGATGTATCGAATTTCTCGGTTATACCCCCGAAACGGAAGCAAGGCTGGAACAGGAACGTCAGGAATATATTGTAGCACATCGGCAATGGAAGGCAAAACAACAGCCTTTGGCAGTATAACCAATATAAACCGTTTAAAAATAAAGATTATGAAAGTCGGAGATTTGGCAACATTGATACGCCCATACAGGGGCTATCGTAACATCGAACTGGTAGAACGCCTGCAATACACCTGGCTTGTACGCATTTGTGAAAGCGGTCTGGAGATAGAAGTTTATGAAGATGAATTTACTATTGACGAACCATGAACCGAGGCGAACGAACTGAACAATGAGGCTCTGTCGAAAACCGGCAGGGCTTCATTGCTTTTATCAAACATATTAAAACGAATGAAAGCTATGACAACAACAGCCATACAACCTTGGGAGTGCCACGTGCCCAAATCGGTAAGCCTTTATTTCGTGGATTATAATGAGTCACTTGACGAACACGAGGATTTGCAGGAAAAGTGCATCCGGCAGAACAGTATGCTTCCGTTGGATGAAGAATCTTCCGAGTGGTACTCGGAGCAATTCTCGGAAAATCTTCGTACCGAGATGCGTGACATTAAAGAGTCTATGGAGAAAGCCGGACTTGGCACCGATTATGTCGAAAATGAAGATAACATCTGTGACATGCTCTATGAGCGGAATGACACCTATCCGACTGAAGGCCTGATAAAAAACACTTCCACGACCACCATGTTTTATTCGTTAGGATTGGAGATCGAAGGATACCAGTACGGCAAGTGCCATCGCAGTAAATCGGAAGCATACTGGTGCAACAGGATAAGACGGATTATCAGGTTGCGAAAGGGGCCGTATGACGACAGGATTCTTGAAATGCTGATGGCAGCCGCATACGGTGGAGAGCTGAGAATTTATTTCAATGCCATGTTCAACGATCTTGTTTCCAAAGATTCCGGACAGGACTTCAAGACCATCCGTTTTTATGGCAATGTCGTGGTTGCGATAGCGGACAGCCGTATCGGTTCGGGGGATCATACCATGTTACCTATTGACATCACACTCCCGTTCAACAGGGATAATCTCTTTGTGGATTCGCAGGTGCATTATTCCTATGCAGACGAAATCTGCGGTATGGTGCATGACTGGTGTGACTCCACCAAATGGGAAACCGGAATGAAGTCTGTTAAAAAGAAACTTTCCAAAAGCCACATGACGGAACACCAGCGGCAAGAGGCCGAATATGTCAAAACATTCAGGAAAGGAGGTTGTACAGCCGGGGATATAAATATTAGCAGACATAGGGATGTGTATTATATAAACGACTACCCGTGCGGGCACAAATGTCCGCATTGCGGGACATTCTGGGTTGATTAAATTATCTGTTATGGTACAAGAACGAATTGACGACTGGTGGGAATATGCCAAGGACCTGGCAAGAGCCGAGAGGGAATTACAGATTGAACGCTGGGTGTATATCTCCATCGAGTATAAGGATGAAGCCGGACGGAAGTGCCGGCTTCATTCGTATGACCTGCCTCGTGAATTGCATGAACGTTACCGTTGGGTAATCCGTTGGCGCGAGGCCAGATTGCAATGCCAATACCCGCGTGAAAATATCAATACATATTATAGTTATTACGACAAGCGTACCGGTCTTCGTACCGATTTCAATTCCTGCCTGATGAAACTCGCCGCCGCTAAAGCGCAGATTACGCGGGCTGAACGCAAGGAAGCGGAATATCTGGCATACCAAAGACTGAACAACCTTTTCTTCGATGAACAGACGGACGAGCAGTTGTTTAAATTCCGGCAGAAACTCCGGACAAAAAAGGAGAGCTATCACCTGCTGGCAGAAAAGATACAGACTGCTGTCGCTACCCATAAAGCATCGTATACCGGCTAA